TTAAGCTGCTTGCCTGTGCTGTTTTGCCGCATCCATCCACCCCTGAATTTCCGTCTCGGACCAGGCGCTGATGCGGCCGATTTTCACCTGAGTGGGGAAGTCGCCGGCGGCCACGTGCCGGTAGATGGTGGCCCGGGACAGGCCCGTTTTCTTCTCGACATCCGGCATGCGGATGAACCTCTCGTCAGCCGACATGCGGCACCTCCTTCTCGATACGCTTGAATTCCACGACCCATACCCACGGGTTGTCGTCCCAGCGATTTCCCGGCTTGGCCAGGCCATTCCATAGGTAGGCGAAGTCGTTTCGCAGCGACTCGACCGCGTCGTGTTCGCGAAGGTTGCTCTGCATACCCTCGGCGATTGCCTGCTCGGCAGTGATGTCCCGCAGTCGCTCGACACGCGCGGCGGTCACCTGGAGCCAGATTCTTGCGGCCCACTTCGGCATATGCAGGCTCGGGCGCCACACGATGCGCTCGCCCTCGAATTCGTCGTAGCCGTCGGCGCGGTAGTGGATCTCGCGCTCGTGGGTGGGTTCGTTCGGGTGAAGATAGTGGTTGCCGAAGTAGGCCTCGCGCACGTACAGCCGGTCGCCGACCTGGTAGGGCGGCCGCAGCCCACGTACGCCGGGCGCGCCCCGGCACAGTTCCAGACCGTTGCCACATACCCCGCAGTAGAAATCACCGGTAGCGTCGGTCGTCCAGCGCGTGGGCACGGATGCCTCGGCCTGCTCTTCGTAGAGCCGGTGGTAGCAGGGTTCAGGCTGGCGCTTCATGACCCGCCGCGTCACCGTCTTGCGCCCTTCGAGCACCGCGCGCACCATGGCGCCATTCATCAGGATGGGGAGTTCACGCATGGAAGCACCTCGCATGGAGCGAGCGATCCAAACGGCGGTAGCTATGGTGGTAGGCATCGTCCTCGCGCTGTGGATACGATTTCCCGATTGGCTGTGGTCGGCAAATGCTCCGGCATGGGTGCAGGCTATTGGCGCAGTCTTGGCGCTGGCGGTAACGGTCGCACTTAGCCGGTCCGATGCTCACGAGCGAAGGCTGGAGTCCGCAGCGCGACGGCGCAGCGCGGCGATCACCCTGTACCCTCTGTTTGTCGATCTTCGAGACGGCGTGCGGTGGGCCCTCGAGAAGGCAGAAACTGGCGCAAGCCCTAACGAGCTTGGATACGACAGGTACGGTGAGCCGTATTCTGTTGGAAGCGTTGTTCGGATATCGCCTGATCTCAAAATTGCCTTTGCGTATGCTGAGCAGCTTGGAGCCGCGGCCTCTGCGGTCCAAAGCGCCTACCATGCGGTAAGCCGGTTCGAGGACTTTGCAGAAAAGCAATACGAGGACGATGGGGATCCTGACGACAGTGGATACTCGACGTGGTCGTACGGCGAAATTTGGCGAAGAGTGGTGACCCTTCAACCCTTCGTTGATGAGGCGACCCGGGTCTTGTGGGAAGAGGTTAAGCGCCGCTGAAATCACGTTCATGCCTCGTCTCCGTTAACCGTCGATTTCATGAAGCAAATCCATTGCGTGGCGCTCCGCTTGCCCGACTGATGGCCGAAGAGCGGCTTCTGATTCGTGAGCGCGAGGATGTCCCGGACCAGAATCTGCGTCTCGTTCCACTTGAAGATCAGTACGCCATCGTCGGCGAGCACGCGGAAGCACTCGGCAAAGCCCTGGCGCAGGTCGTCTCGCCACGTGGCAGCCTCGAGCGCGCCGTACTTGGCGCGGAGCCAGGAGCGCGGGCCAGCGCGCTCAAGGTGCGGCGGATCGAAAACCACCAGTTTGAACTGACCATTAGCGAAGGGCAGTGCACGGAAGTCCATCACCCTGTCGGGCGAAACGGTCAAAGTGCGGGTGCCGTCTTCACGGTGCGACCTGTCGGTCACGGTGACCGTCTCCGAACGGATATCCCCGAAGACAGCGCGCGGGTCAGCGCGGTTGAACCACATCATCCGACTGCCGCAGCACGGGTCGAGGACATCAGCCACGGTCCACCTCCACGCCGGGCGCGGCGGCATCCAGATAACGCAGTTTCCACGTCGGGTGAAATGGCACCGAGTGCTTGATGCCGTCCAGCTGAATGTTGAGCCTCCCATCGCTGGCGGAGCGGATCGTACCCATCTCCTTCTTGCCGTCGCCGGTGTATTCCACGCGGCCACCGCGCTTTGCCGGCACTCGGTAGTTATTTCGCACCCAGGCCATGCTCATGCCTCACCACCCTTGCCCGGAGCGGGCGCGGCGGCGAGCAAGTCCAAGACCTGCCGTGCCTTGGCATACGACAACGCCGAAGGGAACCCCGAGTCGCCAATGATCTTGGCGACTTCCTCGACGGCGCTGGCAACATCCGCGTCGGTCATCGGCACGCCCATAGGGCGCGGCTGGGTAAAGACTGCCTTGAGCGCGGCTTCCATCGCGTCGTACTGTGCCTCGTCGGCGGCCAGCAGCTGTTCGTCGTAGGCGGTCATGGCACGGTCGATCATTTCGTCCGTCACCAACTCCCCAGCCTGCTCACCCGTGGGGGCGGCCATGTTGCGCGACTCCGCAATATGGTCCGTGGGGCGGGGATGGGCGAGGGCGGCGCGCTCGGCAAGGACACCGTTGATCGCAGCACGGAGCGCCTGCTGCGTGTTGAACCCTTTGTACTCGCCATTGAACGCCTCGTATGCACGCCACAACTCGGGCGTCGGCGCAATCTCTGCCTCGGGGATCGGTGCGAACGCACCCACCGCCTCTACAGGCTGCGCAGGCTTGGGCGTGTATGGACCGATCACCTCTTCGAGCGCAGCCGCGGTGCCATCGAAGCCGCGGTGCAGGATCGCGTGCCCGCCGGCGTTCGACCAGGCTTCCGTGTTCCGGCGAAAGTCATCAATCAGGATGTCGCCCTTGGCGTGCATGAAGAGCGGCTTGCTGGATCCGCCGAGGACGGGAAGCACGGTTACATGCGCCGACAAATGGGCGCGGACCCACTCGACCTTCTGTGTGGCCACGTGCGCGTAGTTGGACTTCGGGCAGGCGGTAAGGATGATCGGGTCAAGGTGCTCGATGGTGCGAAAGAATTCGACGGCGCCGTTCATCGGCGGGAGATCGCGGAAGAACGACGGGAGGCCATTGATGTGAAGCCACATGGCGTCGTCCGCCAGGTCGCGGTGGTCAAGGCCGAAGACGGAAGGGAAGGTTCCATCGAAGTCGGCCATTACGCCGTCCAGGTCGAGATAGATGCGGCGGCTCATGCGGTGACTCCCTTTGATTGGTAGACGTGTTTTGCCCACTTCCAAGCGCCTTCAAGGCTCAGGGATTCGACGATAATTCCGCCGTTGTAGGACAGCTGATAGCGCGTGAAACCCCGCTCGTCGCGGATGACGCGGATGCGGGCTTTTTCGACCCTGGGGCGAATGGGCTGGTCCATGGTCAAGCCACCTCTGCGACGTAGGTCGACGTATCGAACTGCTGGATGGTCCATACGATCGCGCGACAGTTCCAGAGATAGCGACGGGTGTAGCGCTCGCCGGCGAGCTCGTACGCCTCTTCGAACCTGAAATCTCGACCACCCGGCCAAGAAAAAGAGAAGGCGTACGCTGCTGCCATGGCCTCGTGCTCGCTGTCAGCGCAACCCAGGACTTCCTCTCGGACCTCCTGCCAGCACTCCCGTCGGGCCGCAAAGTCATCACGACCCCGCCACCATTCGCGGAAGCGCTCGACCACAGCTTGACGGAACGACGCGTCATCCCATTCCGTGACGCCGCCGGTCCTGTCCTGAGCCTCAATTTTCTCGGCCCAGTAACCCGGGTTGATCCGGTTCCCGCTGCTCCGGAAGAATTCGAACATGTCGTTGAGGCGCGAGAAGACGTAGGTTCCGCAGTCGCCGTGTATGCACAGCGTGCCCGGCCAAGTGATCACGTCGAAGCCGCAGGTGTAGCCCCCGCCTGCACGGCGAAAGCGAAGATGTCGATGGACGCCATCATGGCGAATGACCTCCAAGGTGTGGCTCGCGACGTCGCGGTTGAAATGTTCCTTGATGTCCATGGTCACTCGTACTCAGAAATGCCGTCTTCAGTGAGACGGGCGTTGTAGGCGGCACGGATGCGCTGACGCTGCTGATCTGCGTCGAGGTCGTAGTCGGGCACGCCGTTCATGCAGTCGCGGAAGGCCTCGCGGACTTCGCTGGTTGAGGCATCGCGGGCGACGCCGAGGACTTTCCACCACTGCTCGCGCTGTGCTGGCGCGGCAGTCGTTAAGGCTTGACGGGCTGGCGCTGCAACCGGCGCAACCACTGCGGGAACAGCAATGCGATGCGTATCAGCCAGGCCAACAAGCCACCACGCGGTGCTTCCACCCCGCCGGTCATCGCGAATAACCTTGCCTTCGGCCTGCAGTGCCTGGAGCCGTCGGCGAGCCATGTGGATGGAGATGCCAGCCTCGTCGGCGATATCGCCGATCAGGGCACCGTCACGGACTGCGCTGCGATCACCATGGGTAAACGGGTCGTGGTACTTCACGCGAGCAACTGCGCGCAGACAGGCGAGCTTGAGTGCCTTCTCAAAGTCGGCTGGGGAAAGGGTTGTGGTGGTCATGCGGGAATCCTCACTTCGCTTTCTGCTTGCGCTTCGACGAAGGCTTCGATGAAGTGGGCCGCTTGCTGCGGGACGATGGCATTGCCGTAGGCGCGCAGGCGTCCCACTCGGCCGGATACCCCATGAGCCAACGGGAATGTGCCGGGTTCAACGCACCGCCACTTTCCATCCCTGCATTGGAGCCAGTCAGCATCTCGCCACAGACCGTTAGTCGGGCCGGACCCGCCTTGAATGCCTGGTAATCCAGCAGGTCGTTGCGCAGCTTCCCGTCTTTCCTCACGAGGCTGTTGGTCAGATCGGCGCCCCCCGATTTCCAGTCCCGAGTGGTGGGTGTTGCCCAGCCGCACAGATGCACCGCAATATCCGCCGTGCTGATTTGCGGGTCCGTCGGCTTTCGGTTCCCGATGATCGGCGGCCGCGGCTTGGCATCCACCACAGTGCTGTTGGGGGTGGGCCAACCCGTCAGTGCTACTGCCCCTGGAAGCTTCCAAAATATCGCTCGCGAGCCATCCGGCTGCTTCGGGCCGTAGCAGTAGCCGCTCCCGATCGCGTCGTTGGTTATCGGAGTGGGCCACCCAGTAGTTTCGATCTCGGATGTGCGGCGCGCCGATGCCCGCAGCCGGAAACGGGACACACCCGAAGGCGTAGCCCAGGCCTTCCATGTCAGCGTGTACAAGGTCGATCCAAGGAGCTGCAGCTTTGCTTGCAACCTGCTCTCCAAAGATGACTGGAGGCCGGCGCTCGGCGATGAGGTGCTGCCAGGCTGGCCATAGGTGCCGCTCGTCATCAAACCCATCGCCTTTGCCTGCCGAGCTGAAAGGCTGGCAAGGGCAACTGCCAGTCCAGACGGCGCGATCACGCGGCCATCCGGCAAGGTCGAGGGCGAGTGCCCAGCCACCGAGGCCCGCGAAGAAGTGGCACTGGGTATACCCGGCAAGATCATCTGGGGTGACTTCTTCGATGCTCCGCGTGTCCACGAAACCGGGGGCGATGTGACCTGCGTCGATGAGGTTTCGTAGCCATTGGGCTGCATAGGGATCGATCTCGTTGTAGTAGGCGGTCATGCGTTTTCGGAGAGTTCGGCAAGGTCGTTCCACGAAATTTCGTGGCGCGAGGCCTTCTCGCGAATGGTGTCGAGGGTGTTGCAGCTGCCAGAGCCATCGGTGATGCGCCAACCGGGCAACTCGCAGCCGCGGAAGAATTCGCCGTAGGTGCGGAAGGCACCGACGCATGCGGCCGTGAAGCCCTTATGCGTGATCACCTGGCCGATGCGCATGCGCGTGCCGTCGTCGCGCTCAAGGAAAAGCTCGTAGACCTTGGCCTTCGCGGTGCGCCGGATAGCGGCACGCACGGCGCCGGGCGAGATGTTGAACTGGTTCGCCACTTCGGCCGTGGTGGAGCTGGCGCGAGCGGCGACGATCGCCTGGTCACGCACCGGGTCACGGACGTTCGCGTAGATCGCCGCCGCAGCCATTACTCGGGCCTCGGCAGCTTGAAGATGATCTCGAGCTTCGCGAGCAGTCGCGAGTATTCGAGGGCCATCAGGGAAAGGTTGGCCTGTGCTTCGGCAGCCAATGACTCCGGACTGTCGGCCTGTTCATCCAGCACCACATCGGTGAACTTCACCTTGCGCAGAACGAGGTCTTCGCCCAGCACGAAGCTGATGCGGTCATCGAACACCAGGCCGATGCGGAAGACTTGCTTGCCGGTACGCAGATGCTCGCGCACCTCGTCGGTATCAAGATCCTGCCGTCGGCACCGTGCAATCGCGCCGGAAGCCGTAGAAGGGTCACGGAGCTCGATCTCGTCGCCGAGCTCAAAGCCTTCGGGCAGCTCGCCCGTTGCAATCCAGTGCGTCAGCAGGATGCGCGGCGACTCTTCAGGAGCCAGCGGTACGGAAGGGAAACTGCCAAGCGCTTCGCGAACCTGTGACAGGGTGTTCTCGGCGGCTTTGCGGCTTGCGGTGTCGAGGACCATCCAGCCATCACGAACGTCCGCGTAAGCGGCCATGCGCCCGCTCCGAACGAAGGCGCGCGGCAGCAGCTCGTTCAAAACGTTTTCTTTGATGCGCTTCCGCTCGCGACCGTTGACCCTGCGGCCCTCGGTCTCGGCGATCTTCATCACCCGAACGGCCACCTCGTCATTAACGACGGACGACGGAAGCATCTTCTCCTGGCTGCCAACCGTGATTTCCGTGAACTGGCCGGTAGCAATGGTGAGCACGTCGTACGACGTACCCAGCGGCGACACGAAGCCACGGGTAGCCATTTCCATCGGTCCGACCGGGCGCATGCGATGCTCCGGCAGGCATTCGTCAAGCCGTGACAGGTCAGCAGCGACGTTGGGCGAGAAGCGGAACAGTGTGAGGTTGCGGAAGAACATGCGCGCTCCTAGAAAGTGGTCGGCGTGGCGGCGACGTAGACCGCGTCTGCGAAGGTGAAATCGGGTAAGGAACGGCCGTGCTGTTCAATGGCCATTTCGTTGAGAAGCCTTTCGGTTTCGCGGTAATCGCTGCGCCGAAGCGCGTTTGCCAGCTCGTTCCATCCGGCGCTGGCAATGCGCACGGCCCCGTGCTCTCGCAGTTCGCCGTCGCTCATCTCAGCCAGGACGTCAGCGGGATCGACAGCGGCCTGTACGTACACGTCCACGTGGAATCCTTGCCGGGCGAACCCGGCCATTCGCTAGAAGGGGATGTCGTCATCGTCAAAGCCCTCGTTGACCGGGGCTCCGCTCGACTGCGGTGGGGTGTCGTGCGTGCGCTGCTGGGCGAAGTCGCGTTGAGCGCGGCCCTTGCCAGTTCCGCCACCCTGACCGCGTTCACCGCCGCCGAAACGGGATTCCCCGTAACGGTCTGCCGGTCGGTCAGTGGGCTGGCCGCCGAGCATCTGCATTTCATTGGCGATGATGTCGGTCGAGTAGCGCTCGATGCCGTCTTTGTCGGTGTACTTGTCGGTACGCAGCGAGCCTTCGATGTAGACCTGTCGGCCTTTCTTCAGATACTCGCCAGCAATCTCGGCCAGCTTCCCGAACAGCTTCACGCGATGCCACTCGGTGCGCTCCTGCTTCTCGCCGGACTGCTTGTCCGTCCAGGCTTCGGAGGTTGCCAGGCGCAACGACGTGATCGCCGTGCCGCTGCCGGTATAGCGGGTTTCCGGATCGGCACCGAGGTTGCCCACGATGATCACCTTGTTGATGCCACGAGCCATCAGGCGTTCTCGCCGTCCGTGGTGGCTTTCGCGGTTTCCACCGCAAGCCCGCGCTGCAGTGCGCTGACGATGCCTTCCTGCCCAGCAACCTCGACGGTGTATTCGTCCAGTGCGACGTGACGCAGTGCCTGGGCCTGCGAGGTGGCGCGCACCAGGCGCGGGGTATGGTCAACGCCGCGACGGACGACGATGTAGATGCGGCTCGGGGTCTTGCTCATGGTCCGAATTCCTTGCCGGTCGCCCGGCGTGTTGTAGAGGGGAGCGTCAGGGTGTGACGAGGTAGCAGAGGGCAGCGGCAGACCACGGAGCCACGACGATGACCAGTGCGGTCTTCTCGTCCATGGGCGCGGACATCCACCAGGTGAGGAACCGGGTCACTGGAAGCCACCGGACACGGCGTAAGCGAAGAAGGCGAGGCCAACGACCAGCATCAGCACGACGCTGCGCGGGCTTTCAACGAAGGCCTGCAGGGTTGGCGTTGACGAGCTGGCGTGGAGAAGCGCGGTGGCGGCCCGGACTTCGCGGTCGCCCTCGGTCTTCGTCACGGCGTAACGGAGCGCCTGGCGCTGCTTCATGGTCTGCGCGATCACAGGTCACCTCGCACTTCGGCATAAGCCACCGTCAGCGAAGCAAAGTCGGTAAGGCTCACGGTCACGCAGTCATCGCCCTTGGCGAAGGTGATCGTGCGCAGGGTCTGGATCAGCCGTTCGACCTTGGGCACGGCCTCATCCAGCGCCTGTGCTGCCTGTGCGTTGCGCGAGTGGACGGCCACGTTCGGATGCTCGACCTTGAGCCGCAGCACGGCGCGGGACATGGCGATGGTGACGCTGCCGGCGGTCATGCTGTCTCGTCCCGAACAGAGCGGAGCGCGGTCTGCACGGCGGCAACGATCTCGCCGAGATATGCCTGCTCACGCTTCGTGGCGCGCGGGTTCCCGATCAGCTTGCCGACTAGGTAGTCGACGTCGCAGGACAGGAAGAACACTTCCACGCGGTGGGTGCCCGTTGCTCCCCAGCTTGCCGTCCATGCCTTGTCGTAGCACTGGATGATCACCGTGCCGCGATTGGCACCATCGTTGACCCACACGACGGTGATGGGATCGAGGCCCGGCGCGCTGATGCGCTCGGAGACGGCGGGCAAGTTGGTCACGACGGAGGTCATGCCACACCGCCTTCAGCCTGGACGGCATCGCGCGCCATGCCCTGGTAATGGGTGACAGCCGGATCGCGCGCTGCATCGAGCAGGGCGTTATGGGCACGGCACAGGCCGTTGAACGCATCCTTGGCATGGAAGGCGGCATCGGTAGGCATGGCCACGTCGGACTCGATGTCCGCGATCAGCTGGTTCACGATGCTGACCACATGGTTCGTGCGGGCGGCCAAGACCTCCGCGTGCTGCTTAGAACTGACCTGAATGCGTTCCATGACCTTCTCCCATCGCCGTGTGGTGGCGTGGGAGTGATGTTAGGCACACCTTACACTGGTGTCAATAGGTGAACCTAACTATTTTTCGGTTTACCTAATCCCACTTTATGCGACGGGCACCGATCACGCTTCGCCTTCACACAGGGGAGAGCGCTATGACAGAGACGATTTACGTGGTTCAGGGCTTCACGGCAGGCAAGCGCGGCTCGCTGAAGGCAATGCAGCCGCTGATGTTCCCGACGGAGAGCCAGGCACGGAGCAGGGCGGAGCGCATGGGGGAGGCGTGCGTCGGCGTCATGGCCTTCGCGCAGACGGCCGATATCGACGCTGGGGAGTATTCCGACCCGGTGATGCTGGTGCGTGCTGGGCAGGTACCCGACGAGGCGTGACCGCTCACCCAGAAGGCGATAGGCTGAGCCCTCACGCAGGGGGAGATCCATGAATACGACCATCGCACTTGGCCAAGGAAGGAACTTTGAGCAGATCCGGCACGTTTCTCCGGACGGTGCGGAATTCTGGCTTGCACGGGAGCTGGCGCTGGTGCTTGAGTACGTCCAGTACAGAAACTTCCAAGCGGTCATCGAAAAGGCCATTATTGCTTGTAGAAACAGCGGCCTATCGGTAGATGACCATTTTGCTAGAGTCAGCAAAATGGCAGATATTGGGCAGGGAGTGCAGCGTCAGATCGAGGACTGGAAACTGTCTCGGTACGCCTGCTACCTCATCGTCCAGAACGGCGACCCAGCCAAGCCGGTCATTGCCCATGGTCAAACTTATTTCGCAGTGCAGGCCAGGCGCCAAGAGGTTTCCGACTCCGAACGATTTGAGCAGCTCACGGAAGACGGTCGTAGGCTAATGCTGCGTACAGAGATGGCGCACCACAACAAGGCATTGAGCGCCGCTGCCAAGAGTGCAGGGATCGAAACCGCGATTGACTACGCGGTGTTTCAAGACCATGGGTACAAGGGTCTGTACGGTGGCTTGGCTGCAAAGGACATCAAGCAGGTCAAGGGCCTCAAAAAGAGTCACAAAATTCTCGACCACATGGGCAGCACGGAACTGGCGGCGAATCTGTTCCGCGCGACGCAGACCGAGGAGAAGATTCGCCGCGAGAAAATCCAGGGCAAGATTCAGGCGAACCATGCTCACTACGAGGTCGGTAAGAAAGTGCGCCGCACAATTGCCGACCTTGGCGGGACTATGCCAGAGAGCCTTCCTGTGCCAGAGAAGAGTATTCCGCAGCTCGAGCGCGAGAAGGCGAAGCGCCTGAAAAAAGACGCGGAATAGACCAGAGCCCCGCGTTGAGCGGGGTTTTCCCTTTGTCAGACATGCTCGCTCAGCCCTGCCGTCCACTGGGGAACAGGATGCCGCCCACCGGGTGGATTGCCTCGACATCGGCCTCATCGATAACCAGGCGCTCATTGGTGGCCACTGCGTTCAGGACGTACTCGCCGTCGCGGTGCCAGAGCAGCTCCTTCACCGTGCTGCGGCCGTCGACCAGCTTCACCATCACGAACTCGCCCATCTGGATCTGCTTGTTCGGCTCGATGACGACGTACCAGCCTGAGCGGATCGCCGGATACATGGAGTTGCCCCTGACCTGGAGCACGTATGCATCCTTATCGGTGGTCGGGAACTCGAAGTAGCCATCGCCGTGGCCGGCTGGATACTCGAGGTCCGTCCAAAAACCATCCATCCCCAAGCTTGCGGTTCCCACCACCGGCACTCTCCTGAAATCCGAGCGGGGAATGTGGGCGATAGTCGCATCAGATTGTGAGACTGGCTCTGGATCGCGGTCCGTGGCGCTACCAAGACCTGTCGACAACCACTCAGGACGCACTCCGAACAAGCGCGCAGTTGCCAACAGGTTGTCGCCCTTGATGCTTTTGGTCTTGCCCGACATCCATTCGCTGACGGACGGCGGCCTGATGCCGCATGCGCGTGCGATGTCTGCCGCAGAGATATCGGGACGCAGACGCATCGCAGCTTCCAGTCGTTCTTTGAGTGTCAGTGCCATTAGGTAATCCTAACGTCAGCATTGATAGGTGTACCTATTGACAAAGTGTAAGGTTCACCTAACATGGCGCCATGGACCAGCACATCGACTCGAAAATCATTGATGCCCTCGGCGGCACCGCCGAGGTGGCCCGCATCTGCAAGATCAAGCCGCCGTCCGTGAGCGAGTGGCGCCGCGAAGGCATCCCCAATGCTCGCCGTCAGTACCTCGCACTTTTGCGTCCCGAGGTTTTCAAGGCGGCAGCTTGCGAGAAGGTCGCCTGACGCATGCGCGCTTATTCGAATATCTGCTGGAACTCCTTCAGGTTCTCTAGGACCAGGTGCTCCATGGCGGACTCCGTGCGTGCGGCGTACGCGCCGGTGAGCATGTTGAAGCAGCGGGCTACCACGGTGTCTTCCCGCAAAGCCGTTAGCAAGGCGGTCATCGCCAGCTGGTTTGCAGTGGTCTGCGCGATCAGGTTCGCAATCGACTTCTCGAATTCTTTTTCCATGGGTGTCTCCGGGCAGGTGAGCTGCGTCTTCGCAAACCCAGCTTACTGCACGGTGGCGCCCGCCTATCACGAGAAGGTCGCCTGACATGACCGCCGACGCCCTGATCGTCCTCACCTTCGCCTTGGTCATGTTCTGGCCTGTCCTTATTTCGCAGCCGCGGGAACGTGCATGACGCGGCTCGTTATCCACGGGCCTTGCTCAGTTGTGCGTGAAGGCTCACGCCTAACTGTGGTGGTGGACTCAGTCGATCGAACGGGGTCCGGGCGGAGCCCCCTCGGGAATGGTGATGTTCAAAAGCTCGATGTCGTTTCCAGCTTCGATGGTGATCTCGCCGTGCCCGGCGACCTCGGTCCGCAGCTTTGTCCCACCTGTGGTCGTCATCTCGAGGATGACCGGGGTTAGCAACTGATTTTTCAGCTTGAACAGGCTGCCCGGCTCTAAACGGTGCTGTGTGACCTCTGGCTCTTTCATGGGTTCCCTTTCGTGGAGTGTTGGTGGCTTGGCAGCTCCAGTCTGCCACGAGTGGGAACCCGCCTAATCCGTGCGCTGTGATGTCCATGGCGCGAACTGTACTCATCGAGACCATGCGTCTCACCATTCGAGATTCCGCAGCATGAATGTGATCGACGCCGCAGATGCCACCGTGCACGATTATCCGGGTGGCAGTGAGCCGCTTGCCATCCGCATGGGCCTGACCGGCGCGATCCTCCGCGGCAAGGTGAATGCGAACAACGATCGCAACCACCTGACGCTTGCCGAAGCGGACCGGATGATGTCGATCACGGGTGACCACCGCATCCTCCAGGCGCTTGCCGCCGAACATGGGTATGCGCTGGCGCGTGTGGACGACCCGTGCTCCGAGAAGGCTATCGTGCATCACCTGCTGGACTTGGGCATGGCGGAGGGCGAGCTGTCGCGGACCATCCATGACGCGCTGGCTGACAACGTCATCACCGCCAACGAAATGAACGCCATCGCCGCGGCTGGGCATGCGAACCAGAGTGCGCTGATCGGCCTGATCAATCGCCTCCGTGCTGCGCACCAGACGAATCGCCAGTGAACCCCTTGTCGTCCCCTGCCTGTCATGAAGCGTGCGCCGTAGTGGCGTCGGTGCTGGCGCACGGGGCGACGCCTGAGCAGTGGACAGCCGCTGACCTGGTTTCTCACACGCCGTCGCGCTGGGATCGTCCTGCGCCACAGCTGCCCTTGTTTCACCCGCAGCACGCTTACTCGGGGGTAGCTACCCGGGGACAGCCGAGTCCGGTCGGTTGCGTGCCTGCACTTTCCCGGAACCCGGAGTAACGATGCGCGACTACGCAAAGATTGGTCCCAAATTCTGGATCGGCGACACCGGCAAGGCGTTGCGTAAGGCTGGGCCTGCAACGCTCATCGTTGCGATGTACCTGGTGACGTGTCCGTCGTCGAACATGCTCGGCCTGTACTACCTGCCTTTGCCGACCCTTGCCCACGAAACTGGCTTGGGCTTGGAAGGGGCTTCGGAGGGGCTTCGTAGGTGCTGCGAAGTGGGTTTCTGTGGCTACGACGAGGACGCCGAGGTGGTGTGGGTCACCCAGATGGCCCGGTTCCAAGTAGCCGAGGTGCTGAAGGCGGGAGACAACCGCTGCAAGGGCATCCAATCCGACTACGACGCACTGCCCACGAACCGCTTTCTGGAGCCGTTCTTCCACCTGTATAGCGAGGCCTTCCACCTCACATCGTGCCGCGGGTCGGACGGGGTAAAACAAGCCCCTTTGAAGCCCCTTCGAAGCCAAGAACAGGAACAGGAACAGGAACAGGATAAAGAGCAGCAAGGTGCATCGGCTGGTGCCGACGCACCGCCGTCATCTGATCCGATCCCCTACAAGCGCATCGCCAGCGGCTACAACGCCGCCATGGTGAACCTGCCGAAGATTCGCGAACTAACGCCTGCTCGCAAAACCGCTATTCGCACGGCATGGCAGGGCAGCAAGCAGCGCCAGTCGCTCGCCTTCTGGGATGCGTTCTGGATCGAGTGTGCCGCCGACAAATTCCTCAACGGGGCAGGGCCCTATGCTGGCGAGCATTCGAACTGGCGCCCCGACTTCGATTACCTGATCCGCGGTAAGACCGTGACGAAGGTGTTCGAGAAGGCCATGGACCGGATGGATCGCGCTCAGCGCGCCGCGGCCCAGGAGCAGGCAGCGTGAGCAAGCTTCTCCCCGAAATCGCCGTGCTGGGCTGCTGCATGGCTGAGCCGAAGGCGTACTGGCAGATCGCTGGCACGCTGACCGCCGATGACTTCACGCACCGCGACCGTGGTCGCCTGTTCGATGAAATCGCCCGTCGTGCCCGTGACGGACATTTGTTCGACGCCGTGACGATCGGGTCGGACCGCCCCGAGCTCAACGGCCTGGCCATGGACGCCATGCTCAGCGAAGGCTGGCGCATCGCCAACGTGTCGGGCTACGCCGAGCGTGTTGCGGCCAACTCGCTGCTGCGTCGTCTTCGCCAGGCAGGCGCGATGATCGCGAACCTGGATGAGGAAGACCCGTACGGCACGGCGCAGCGGATCCTCGCTGCCTGCGCACCGCGCAACCAGGGCACCGTGCGCCACATCCGCGAGTTCGCCGCCGAGGCCGTTGCGGACCTTCAGGAGCGCTACGACTCGGCGGAAGAATTCACCGGCTTGCCCACCGGCATTCGCGAGCTGGACGAGGCCACCGGTGGATTCCAGTCGCCCGACCTGATCATCGTCGCTGCGCGCCCCAGTGTCGGCAAGACCGCCCTTGCGTTGCAGGCCGTTGCCGCCATCGCCGACAAGGGCAAGGCATCGCTGGTCTTCTCGCTGGAAATGAGCGGCAAGCAGCTGGCGAACCGCTTCACGTCGGCATACGGGCTGATCGACAGCGTGAAGCTTCGCCAGCCCAAGCAGATGGACGTGGACGACTGGGATCGCTGGGCCGTCGCGAACGAGAAGATTAGCGGCCTGCCGATCTACATCGATGAGACGCCTGGTATCACCGTCGAGGCCTTGTGCGCCCGGGCACGCCAGCAGGTTGCCGAGCTGGAAGGGACCGATAACGAGCTCGGCGCCATCGTCATCGACTACCTGCAGCTTATGGCACTGCCCAAGGCCGACACGCGCGCTATCGCTGTGGGCATGGTCACCGGCGCCCTGAAGAACCTCGCAAAGGAACTCAACATCCCGGTCATCTGCCTGTCGCAGCTGAACCGCGAGGCGGAAGGTGTCGAGCCGAACATGGGACACCTCCGTGATTCCGGATCCATCGAGCAGGACGCGGACGTCATCATCTTCATCTGGCGCCCGAGCGCGAAACACCACGGCTTCCTCGAGCTGATCATCGGCAAGCAGCGCAACGGCGTATTGAAGAAATTCGCGATACAGGCGGACTACAAATACAACCGGTTCTACGTCACCGACAAGGTGCCGGTGGGCGTAACGAGCGATGCCGTTACGAGCGCGGACGCCGCATGGAGCCAGGCGCTCGGCGGGAACGTGGACTTCTGATGGCAAAGCCCGCCGTGCCCATCATGAAGGCCGCTGACCTGCTCGCCCAGGTGGCACCCGACCGCGAAGCCCGCGCCGAAGCCCATCGGGCCGAGCAGCAGCGCCGTCGTGATGAGCACCGTGCGCGCTTCCCGGCGATGGCCGAAATGGTCGATATGTTCCGTGCCGCCGACGCTGCCGACCCGGCTCACCCGTTCAATGGCCGCCCAGTGCACGCGATGAATGAGCAGGGCGCGTCGTGGGGCCAGCTGCCGGATCAGTCGAAAAGCATCGCCGTGGATGGCGACAAGCTGGCGCACCTCACCGAATACCAATCGTTCTGGCAGCGGTTCTACGCCAAGAAGGCCGAGAACAACGCCACCTACGGCGCAGGCATGCAGCGCTCCATCCGCCCGACCCGAGGAAATGAATGATCACCTTTCTCAACGACCACTTCTGGGCGCTCTGGTGGCTCGCCATCATCGTTGCTACGTCGCTGCCCAAGGTCATTGTCATAGGGCGTCGCAAGTGAAGCGCACGCCGCTGCTCCGAAAGACCCCGCTGGTCGCCCGTAAGGGTTTCGCAGCCATGTCCGCGATACGCCAGGCAGCAAAGGTTGCGCAGGAAAAGGGCAAGGCCGTGACCATCAAGCCGTCGCTGCGCCGGGGCAAGGCCACGCCTGCCAATGCCGCGCAGGTGCGGCGCTGGAAGGACGCCAAGGCGCGCGGTTGCGTGGCCTGCCACTTAAACACCGTGGACCATGGGATGGCGCGCGCGAGCTTCCAGCACGACCTAGAGATGCACCACCTGCTGTCGGGTGGCCGGCGCCGTGGACACGACGAGACGATCTGTCTCTGTACGTATCACCATCAAGGTGGCCGCCTGCCGTACCCGGACCGCGGCTACGAAGCCCATGCGAAGGCGTTCGGCCCCAGCTTCGGTCGCGAGCCACGGCGGTTCCGGGAGGTCTATGGCACCGACGACGAGCTGCTGGCGTACCAGAACATCATGCTGGAGCGCGGCAGCGTGCTGGCTGAGGGTTATCCGTGAAGCCGCTGATCATCGAGATCGAGGACATGCGGCTCAAGGGCGGGATGAACGCTCGTGAGCATCACTTCGCCCGTGCCAGTCGCACGAAGCGAGAGCGCCAGACTGCACACTGGCTCATGCTCGATGCCAAACGCCCACCGCTGCCCGTGTCGGTCCGCCTGGTGCGCGTATCGCCGCGCAAGTTCGACGGTGACAACCTGCAGGGCGCCTTCAAGGCCATCCGTGACGGTGTGGCGGACGCTTACGGCATCGCAGACAACGATCCGTCGCTGATCCGCTTCGAATACGACCAGGAGCGCGGTGGCCCTGAGCAGTACACCGTGCGCATCGAGGTGTCGCCGGCATGAACAAGAAGCCCCTGACCATCGTGCAACGCGCGCGGCGCCCGATCATTGAAACGGTAGGCCTGGGCATCCGCGCCTCAGTTATCGACTGGGGTAATGCCGCGGAGGTTGAGGCTTTTGCAGACGAGGTCAGTAAAGCATCGTCAAGGCTTAACGGAGCCGCGCAGCGCATGCGCCGCATAGCCAAGCAATTGAATAAGAGCGGTGCCGCTGGCGCCGTGCACGAAACGCGGAAGTAACTAGGGGAACACCATGCACATCGGCAAACAGATCGCGAAGCTCAATCCCAAGAATTGTCGGTTTGATATCGGCTCCGGCGGCATCCCGGACCTGATGCCTACCGATATCGCCGCCGCCCTGGGCATGGTGGATACTGGCATCGGTCGCGAAGTGCTGTGCCGCGTCTGGTGGCCCGCAGGCGCCAAGATGACCGCAGGCCAGCTCCGCGAGATGGTGGATGTGTTGCTCAGGGAGGAATGGGCCCGGCGAGAGTCGTCAATGCTTGACGGTCTGCTTGCGATCGCCAGCCGTGGGAGCCGCGGGCAGGGCACCTACGCCACTGCGCACGCGAACCGTTGGCCGCGCCTGATTGTCCGTGAGCATGAGCTTCCCCAGCTGGCGCCTGGCTACGCGAAGGTCCGTGATGCCGTGCTCGACGAGATCGCCAGCGTCGGACTGTGCCAGATGTGTGCGGGACGCGGCACGTCCGTAAACACCGATGGCATGGGCGTGTATAGGACCTGTGCCGCCTGTGAGGGGGTGGGACACCTGCGGATCAGCGACCGTGGTCGCGCCGAGCTTGCTGGCTTTTCCTGGACGGCTTTCCGCGCGGGCTGGCAAGCCGTCTACGAGTGGACGTTCGCTCGCTGCACGGAAGATATGCAGCGAGCAGAGCGTCAGTTCACTGCAGCGCTAGGCTAGGTCTTTGGTGTGTCCCGCTTTTCGATAGCCTTCAGCGCTCCATCAGGGAGTGAGTCGAAAAGAGCTTGCACTTGTTTCGGCTTGCTAATCTGGTCTTCAACGATAAAATTGATCAGGTCAAAAAGTGCCATTGCAGTGGAAGGAGTCGCTTGTAAATCGATCTCGCCAGGGTGCACAGCGTTGTTTCCCACCACACGGCAGACATCGAGAGCCTGTTGGATCCGGGCAGGCAACCCGTTGCGAACCAGCGCCGCTATGTCGTTGTTGATGTTCTCGCCCGTCTGACCTAAATCGATCATTAGCTTTTGGATCACCAGCCTGAGCAGCGCGGCGGCACCTCGCGGCGACTTCGAGAATATCTCCCGCGCTTCTTGAAAATCGGCTTGGCAGTCTTCCGGGAGTTCCGGGTGGCCTTCGATAGGTGCGAATGAGACAGGATAGATAAGAGTTCCGTTGCCGTCCCACAGAGCAACATGGTTGCAGCGATCACACCGTGACGCAAAATAGGCAGTGTTGTGCGCTAGGGCTACAATCCGCTCGCGATTCTGTTTTGCATACGCGTGGCAGAAAGGGCAGTTAAAAGCGTCCAAGCTGAGACTTGGGGCAACGTGTGGTGCAACCATGTGAATTCCTTGTAGGTGGGCTAGTGATGCCCGCCCAAAATATCCCTATTCTCGCGCCTAGTGATAGTCACCATCGAAACCCAGCCACGCGCTGGGTTTTTTCGTTTTCGTCCCGCCGCGGGGACGATCGGCCAGTACGTTGCTCCCCCCCCCCCCAGCGTGCTGGCCACCTTTCTTCTGGAGTAGCGCATGGCCCGAATCACCGCAAACGAAGCCGGTGGATCGAACGTCCTTGCGTTCCTGGACATGATCGCCTGGTCAGAACTCGGAACCGGCTTGCTTACGCCTGCAACGGACGATGGCTACAAGGTCTGCGTGGGATCCACACCGGCCAAGCCGATCCTCTTCACGAGCTACGCCGAGCATCCGCGTATCCGCAGCAGCGAGTTGAATTCGGACGCTGCCGGTCGGTACCAGTTCATGGGTCGCTATTGGGACGCATACCGTCGGCAGCTGAACCTGCCCGACTTTGGTCCTATTAGCCAGGACCGCTGGGCAATCCAGCTTCTTCGCGAGTGCAAGGCCGTGGCGCAAATTCAGGCCGGCCATCTTGCAGCCGCTGTGCAGCTGTGCGCGAGCCGCTGGGCCAGTTTGCCGGGTGCCAACTACAACCAGCACGAGAACACGATCGCGTCTCTTCAGCGTTCGTATCTGGATGCTGGTGGTCAGGTCGTCTGATGGACGTGCCAGAGAACTGGATGGGCAATGCCCTTTCAGCGGTAACGCTTGTCGCCGGCGCCATCCTTTATGCACGCAAGAAGCTGTCATCGGACAAGGTGGCGCTCGCTGGTGATGCCGCTGACGTTGGGTCAATTGCGCGCCTTCAGGCCCAGCTCGACCGTGCCGAGGCTGGCCGGGTGCTGGCCGAGAAGCGCGCGGATGATTTCGCGGACCAGCGGAACAAGCTGGTTGAGCAAATGGGCGATTTGAAAGGACAGCTCGCCACGTTGACCGAGCAGGTGAAGGGCCTTACCGATGAGGTGGCCCGCTTGCGTGTGACACAGAGGGCAGCTCCATGACCACCACCGAATTGAAGGGCGAAGCATTGAAGTTCTGGGCTAAGCACGACGGCATGATCGGTGCGTTACTCCTTCTCGCGGCAGGCTTTGGCTTGGGCTTCTTCTCGGGACAGAGCAGCGCGAACCTGACCATTGCGCAGCTTCAGGCCAGCCACTCGGCTGACATCCAGCAGCTCCAGGCGACGTACACCGCAACGCTGGAGCGAAAGGACCAGAGCTCGCGCGCCCTGGTTACCTCGACCGCCGCAGTAGTTGACCAGGTGGCCGATGCAACGAAGACGGCAGCGCAGGCCGCCGACACTGCCAGCGACGCTGCGGCGAAAGCAAACGAGGCAGTTGACGGCGCCAAGGCGCTACGGAAGCTCCGATGAGCCGCCTACAGATCATCATTGCCGCCGCCCTTCTGCTGCTACTGGCGGGCGTTGTCGCGGTTGCGTATCACCGTGGCGCTGTCAGCCGAGATCCAGAAGTGGCGACCGCGAAAGCCGCTGCTGCCGCTGCGAATCGTGCGACTGCTGATTGCGGTGCGGCTCTATCTCAGGCCAACGCCGCGACCGCTGCCGCTCAGGCAGCGGCCGAGACGCAACGTGGCCTGGCACAGTCCGCTGTTGAAGCCGCCACGAAAGCTTCCAGTGCCAGCACGTCCAGCCTCGAAGACTGGACCCGTCGTTATGCCACCGCCCAGGCGGACGCTTCTTGCAAGGCCCAACTGGAACAGACCCTATGTCCATCCGTCCCTTCGTACTGATCGGCCTCGTGCTGCTGGTTGGCTGTGCCAAGCAGTCGGTCGTGCCATCAGTGGTCAAGGTTCCCATCGTTCAGTACGTGGCTGTGCCGACCGAGCTTACGAAGCCGTGTCCAGTGACTGAGCCGACAGACCGTACGGTAGGCGAGGCTGTACGCATAGCGCGTGCCCGGCGTGCGGCGCTTGAGCAATGCAATGCCCAGCTCGACGGCATCCGGTCACTGGCTAAGTAGGCATGGCTCGCCTGAAGACATTGGGCAACAGAGTGGACATGGCTCCCGCAAGGCAGCCTGCCACCCTGCGCACAGCGGACAACCGCATGACAGGCCGTCGCCTCCAGTCCCGTCGCCTTCGGGTGTGGGCTGAAGCGGATGGCCTGTGTGCTGCGTGCGCCGGCCTCACTGCCTACCCGCATGGCTTCGAGCTTGACCACAAGGTGGCCTTGCTCAACGGTGGTGCGGATACGGATGAGAACTGCCAGGTGCTGTGCCACGACTGCCACGCGAGGAAGACGGCGTCCGACCTCGGTCGTGCCCCGCCGTGCTGACCCCGGGGGCGGGTCAAAAGTTGGGGTTCGCCTGGCGCGGAAACCGACTGTTCTCTCACGCGCAGATTTTTTCCCCCTTTTGCAGGTTTGTTAACGGTGGTTGTTAATGGTTCTGACCGATAAAAAGCGCAAGTTCATTGCCGCTTTGCGGTCCGGGCTTGTCGGCGCCGAAGCGGCGCGGAAAGCGGGCTACAGCGCCGCTACCGCAACTCAGGCAGCCTCCCGGCTGATGAAGGATCCGGCCATCAAGGCGGGTGTGCTGAGCAGCGGCAAAGTTAACAAGCCGAAGGTCGCCGGGAGGAAGGAAAGCGTCGGCGCCCAGGCCAAGAAGTACGACGATCCGATGGAGTTCCTCGCCAGCCTGATGAATGACCCTAACGAGGAAATGAAGCTCCGCAAGGAGGCCGCCGCAGCGCTGCTACCGTACAAGCACAAGAAGCTGGGTGAGGGCGGCAAGAAGGACGCTGCACAGGAGGCCGCCGAAAAAGTGTCGACTGGCCGGTTCGCGCCGAAGCAGCCACCCAAGCTGGTCGTAAATAACCGCTGATGGAATGGTCAACGGCCTGTCCCGACTGGGAGAGGCGAATCATCGCCGGGGAATCGCTGATCCCATGCGGTGCGCTGTTTCCGGGCGAGGCTCAGGAGGCGCTTGACCTGTTCGGCAACTTGCGCATGGTGGATGCCGCTGGCAGCCCGCTGATGTGTGAGACGGTTCGTACGTGGGTCACCGACATCGTGGCCTGCATCTTCGGCGCCTACGACCCCGAGCAGGGGCGGCGCCTGATCAATGAATTCCTGCTGCTGATCAGCAAGAAGAACGGCAAGAGCACCATCGCGGCAGGGATCATGCTCACCGCGCTGCTGCTTAACTGGCGATCCTCGGGTGAGTTCATCATCCTGGCGCCGACGAAAGAGGTGGCCGACAACTCGTACAAGCCCATCCGCGACATGATCAACGCGGACGAAGAGCTCAAGGCGCTGCTTCAGGTACAGGATCACCTGCGCCTGGTAACGCATCGGAGCACCCGGGCCACCCTGAAGGTCGTTGCCGCCGACAGCGACACGGTGTCGGGCAAGAAGGCCATTGGGGTTTTCGTGGACGAGCTCCACGAGTTCGGCATGCAGGCGAAGGCAGCGAACATGCTGCTCGAGGCGACTGGCGGACTGGCGTCGAGGCCCGAGGGCTTCGTCATCTACGCAACCACGCAGTCGGCAAACCCGCCAGCCGGGGTGTTCAAGCAGAAGCTGGACTACGCGCGCATGGTGCGCGATGGCGTCGTAGTGGACCGGACGTTCATGCCGATCCTCTACGAGTTCCCGCAGTCCATGATCGACAAAAAGCAGCATCGGGCCTTGGAGAACGCTTACGTCACCAACCCCAACTGGGGGCTGTCGGTCGACCAGCAGTTTCTGGAGAAGAAACACCGCGAGGCCACGACCGCCGGCGAATCTGATTTCAGGCTGTTCCTTGCAAAGCACCTGAACGTCGAAATTGGGCTGGCCCTGCGGTCGGATCGTTGGCCTGGCGCCGACTTCTGGGAACAGCAGGCGCGCCGTGAGGTGACCTTCGAATACCTGCTTGAATGGTCCGAGGTTATCGACTTCGGCGTTGATGGCGGCGGACTGGACGATTTGCTCGGTGCTTCGGCGATTGGTCGGCACAAGATCACGAAGGATTGGCTCATATGGACCCACGCGTGGGCCCACCCGTCCGTCCTTGAGCGTCGGCAGGAGGTCGCTCCAGCCTTGCGCGACTTTGCGAGCCAGGGCCACCTGACGCTTGTCGACAGGATCGGCGACGACGTGGAGGCGCTGGCGGCATTCGCGGCACGGATCGAGCTGGCTGGATTGCTGGATATGGTCGGCGTCGATCCGGCAGGCCTCGGTGGCGTGCTCGATGCGCTGGAAGACGCCGGCGTCCCGAAAGACAAGATCGTCGGTGTTCACCAGGGCTGGAAGTTAGGTGGAGCGATCAAGACGGTGGAGCGGAAGCTCGCCGAAGGCACGGCCCTGCACAGCGGGCAACCAATGATGAATTGGTGCGTGGGTAACGCGCGAATCGTGGTCACCAGCAACGCCATCAACATCACAAAGCAAGCCAGCGGCACGGCAAAGATCGATCCGCTGATGGCGGTCTTCAACGCGGCATCGCTGATGTCGCTTAACCCTGAGGCACAAGGCGGTATGGACGATTGGCTGAGCGGCGTCGTCCGGAGCGGGCGCGCATGAAGTTAAAGCCGAAAACCAGCCTTGCGGGTAAGATCCGCGCGGCCGTCGGCGGCTGGGTGCGTTCGTTCAGCCTTCAGGATAAAGAACTGTACGTCGACCGGGCGATGGATAACGACGCTGGCGTATCGGTGACCGCCAAATCTGCGATGCAGGTAGACGCCGTTTGGTCGTGCGTAAGGCTCATTTCCGAGACAATCGCGACCCTTCCGCTTTCAATGTACGAGAAGACCAGCGCGGGCAAGCGGGTGGCTTCTCAGCACCCGTTGCATTTTGTCATTCACGACCAGCCCAACGTCGATTCCACCGCGGCGGTGTTCTGGGAAGCAATCATCGCCTCCATGCTGCTGCGCGGTGCGGGGCGCGCTGAGAAACTGTATGCCGGGACACGGGTTATCGGCCTGTCTTTCCTTGATCCGGATCGCCTGATCATCAACTGCGATGCAAGTGGCCGGAAGATTTATCGCTACCTGAAGGATGACGGCAACTGGCGTGTTATCCCGCCGACCGCCATTTGGATGGTGCCCGGCTTCACGCTCGACGGCGTGAACGGCGTATCGGTGATCGCGTACGGGTCAAAGGTCTTCGCGAACGCCATTGCGGCCGATAAAGCCGCTGCTCAGACCTTTAAGAACGGCCTTCTCCAGACGATTTATTACAAGATTTCACAGTTTCTGACGCCCAAGCAGCGCGCGGAATTCAAGACCAACTTGGTTGGCTCCATCGAGCGCGGCGAAGCGCCGTTGCTGGAAGGTGGTACCGAGGCTGGAACGCTAGGTATCAAGCCGTCCGACGCCCAGCTTTTGGAATCCCGGTCGTTCTCCGTGGAGTCCATTTGCCGCTGGTTCCGGGTGCCGCCATGGATGGTGGGGCATACCCAGAAATCCACGAGCTGGGGCACCGGCATCGAACAGCAGATGATCGGGTTCCTGACGTTCACTCTGGCCCCGTGGCTGCGGCGCATTGAGCAATCGATCAGCAAAGACCTTCTGGTCGCCTCCGATCGGCAGCGGTATTACCCGAAATTCAACGTCGAAGGCCTTTTGCGCGCTGACAGTGCGGCCCGCGCTGCTTTCTACGGCGTCATGGTCGATCACGGAATCCTGACCCGCGACGAGGTTCGGGAGCTTGAAGACCGCGAGCCGATGGGCGGCAACGCCGCCGTGCTGACGGTCCAGTCGGCCATGACCACCCTGGACGCTCTCGGCCAGGCCCAAGAAACGAATCAGGCACGCGCGCTAATTCGCGGGCTGCTCGACCTACCCGAACAGAGGGCGTAAGCCGATGACCATTAAGACGCTTCCGGGTGCTCCGGAGGGTCGCCCGTGCGCGGGCGTAAGCAGCCAGACACAGCCGCGCGCACTCGACCGTTGGAACGCAGGTGTCCGCGCGGCTGCCGGTGCTGCAGACGAAGACGAACGCTCCATCAGCATCTACGACGTCATCGGGTATGACTCCTGGACCGGCAGCGGCGTCACGGCGAACCGCGTAGCGGCGGCTCTTCGCGGACTCGGCTCCGGCCCTGTGACAGTGAACATCAATTCGCCAGGCGGAGATGTCTTTGAGGGTCTCGCCATATACAACCTGCTTCGCGAGCACGATGGAGAGGTTACGACGAAGACGCTGGGTCTTGCCGCCTCTATTGCCTCGGTCATTGCGATGGCGGGCGACAAGGTCCAGATCGCACGAGCGGGTTTTCTGATGATCCACAACGCGTGGGTTATGGCCGTCGGCAACCGGAATGATCTGGAGGAGATCGCTTCCACGCTCAAGCCGTTCGATGACGCGATGGCGAGTATCTATGCCGCGCGTACCGGAGGCGACCAGGCAGCGATGGCAAGGCTGATGGACGCGGAAACATGGATTGGTGGTCAGGCGGCCGTGGATGGCGGCTTCGCCGACAGCCTGCTGTCGTCCGACCAGATCGAGAAGGGAAGCAGCAAGGCATCTGCCACCGTTGCCCGTCGCATCGAAGCCGGACTGCGTGCATCAGGCATGCCCAAGTCGGAGGCCATGCGCCTCATCAGTGAGTTCAAGTCCAGTTCGGGTGACCCGGCTGGAAGCGGTGAGGGCGATCCCACCGAACACGGCCACAGCGCCGTTGCTCAACACAGCGAAGCGGACATCACCGCCGCGCTGCGCAGTTTCTCCCTCTAAACCCTCCCCGTAGTTGATAGGAGTTCCACATGAATAAGCGAATCGTCCTGATGGTCACGTTGACCGTCCTGGGCATCTTCCTCGCGTTCGACGCCACGGCGGCCAGCGCGCTTTACCACATGGTCGCGTCTCACCCCGCGCACCTGCTGACTGCCGTACCCGTGCTCGCGGCGCTTCCTGAAGGCATCCAGGCCGAGCTGAAGCGCATCGGCGACGACGTGAAGGGCTTTGCCGAGAAGGCTGACCAGGAGATCAAGGCTCACGCCAAGCTTTCCGAAGAGACGCGCGATAACGTAGACAAGCTTCTGCTTGCCCAGGGCGCCCTGCAGGCTGATCTCCAGCATGCGCAGCAGGCACTGGCCAAGCTTGAGTCGAATGGCGCCGGCGGCGACGTCCAGCACCAGACGTTCGGCCAGCAGTTCGTCAATAGCGACAACTTCAAGGCCTTCGCCGGGCAGTCGATGCCCCGCGGTCGCGTGGATATGTCGTTTAAGGCGGCGATCACCTCGCTGACCACCGACGCCGATGGCTCGGCCGGCGACCTGGTCCAGACCACGCGCCTCCCTGGCATCATCACGCCGCCCGATCGTCGCATGACCATCCGTGACCTGCTGACACCCGGTCGTATGGATGGCAACGCGCTCGAGTACGTGAAGGAAACCGGCTTCACGAACAACGCCGGCATGGTGGCTGAAGGCGCCAAAAAGCCCGAGTCCAGCCTGAAGTACGACCTGGTCAGCACGACCGCGAAGGTCATCGCTCACTACGTGAAGGCTTCCCGCCAGATCCTCGACGATGCGTCGCAGCTTGCCAGCATCATCGACGGCCGACTGCGCTACGGTCTGGCGTTCAAGGAAGAGCAGCAGCTGCTCAACGGCGACGGCACCGGCCAGAATCTGCTCGGCATCATCCCGCAGGCTACGGCCTACGTTGCCCCGTTTGATCCGGGCAGCGCGACCGTGATCGACAAGATCCGCCTGGCGATGCTGCAGTCGGAGCTTGCCGAATTCCCGTCGACCGGCATCGTGCTCAATCCGACCGACTGGGCTCGTGTCGAGCTGCTGAAGGACAACACCGGTCGCTACATCATCGGCAACCCGCAGGGCCTTCTGGGCGCAACGCTGTGGAACCGCCCGGTGGTCACCACGCAGGCCATCACGGTCGACAAATTCCTCACCGGCGCCTTCCGCCTCGGTGCGCAGCTGTTCGACCGCTGGCAGGCCCGTGTCGAGATCGCTACCGAGAACGAGGACGACTTCGTCAAGAACCTCGTGACGGTGCTGGCAGAAGAGCGCCTGGCGCTGGCGGTTTACCGCCCGCAGGCATTCATCTATGGCGACCTCGGTAACGTTGTCGACGCCTGATCCACCTGATGGCCCGGTCCGCCGGGCCATCCTTTCGGGAAATCGATCATGCTCATCAAATTCAAGAAACCCGACCCGCGTTGCGGCGCGACCGTGCGCATGGACAGCAGCCGCGGGCGGCATTTCATCGATATCGGCTCTGCTGACCTGGTGTCGGAAAGTGCCCCGGCCATTGCGCCCGCGCCGGCAGCTGATGTCGTTCCCCTGGGTCACGTAGATGATGGCGATCCCCTACAGCCTCCGGCACCCGACGACGGCGTGGCACCGGACGCTGACGCGGCACCGGACGCTGACGCGGCACCGGGAGACGATGCCGCAAGGGCTGCGGCCGAAAAGGCCGCTGCGTTCATCGACGGCAACGTAGCTGACGTGGTTGGCCGCATCGCCGACGCAGACAAGGAGCTTATTTCAGCTGCCTTGGTCGCCGAAACTGACAAGGGCGAGAAGGCTCGAAAGGGCGTTGTCGATGCACTGAACGCCGCCCTAGTACCCGCGCAGGTCTGACGTGGAACTCGTCACCATCGAACAGGCCCGCGCGCATTGCCGGGCCGACTCCGACGACGACAGCATGCTCGAGCTGTACGCTTCGGCTGCTGAGGAAGCTGCGCAGAATTTTCTCAACCGCCGCGTTTACAAGGACGCCGAGACGATGGCACAGGCCGTGCTTGACGGATCGGCAGGCGACGACCCCATGGTGGCCACATCCGTGATTTCCGCTGCGGTCCTGCTCATTCTCGGTCACCTTTACCGGAATCGTGAGGAAGTACTTGTGGGAACGAGCGCCGCAGCTGTGCAGCTCCCTGTTGGGGCTAACACGCTTCTGTGGCCGCATCGCGTCGGGCTGGGTGTCTGACGATGGGCCTGGCTGCCGGCGATCTATCTCATCGGTTGATGATCCAGACCCAAGGTCTCGTAGACGATGACGAGTACGGCGGCCAAGTACCGGGCTGGATCGACGGCCCCACTGTCTGGGCCAAGCGGACAAACACCCTTCGCGCGACTGCCGAGGCGCTGGCAAGCGGATCGACCATTGCCCCCGTACAGGTGCGTTGGGATATGCGACCTCGCCCACTCGACCCGTCGCAGCGCCTTGTCGGCGTCAAGGGTGACCATGACGGGGTGATCTACGACATTCAGAACGTAGGCGTGAGCAACGACCGCAGCGAAATGGCCGTGCTGTGCACTTCGGGAGCATCGAATGGCTGAGAAAGAGGGCTGGATCGAGTTCGATTGTCCTTGCTGCGGCATCGATTACGACATCCCGGATGTTCGTGGTGTTCCGCAGTGGCCGACGCACGATCACTGCGGATTAAGGCGGCTCACACATTCGGAAGCGGTCAATCTCTGCCAGCACTACGACACGGCATGCGTACCAAGTGGTTTGGAACCTCCTGTGAGCATTTATGGATGATTTCGACATCCAAGTGGCTGGCCTGGCCGAGCTGGAAGCGGCGTTGCTGGACATTTCGGGGCCCGGCGCAAAGCGCGCCCTAACTAAGGGGCTTCGACAGGGCAACAACGTCATCCTGAAGGAGGCGCGCCGCCGCGTGCGGAAGAAAACTGGCGCGACCGCCAAGGCCACCCGTACCAAGTCCCAAAGGCAGCAGGGGCAAGACATCACCTTCTCCGTCACGGCCAACTACGTGGGTCGATTCCTCGAGATGGGCACGTCGAAGATGCCTCCGTACCCATTTATACGTCCCGCATCCGAGACGAAGGCCCAAGAAGCCGTCGAAGTTGTGCGAGACATCACCTTGGCGGCCATTGAGCTGGAAGCGAGCAAGCGGTGAGCATAAAGACTGCCGTCTATGCTGCGCTGAAGCCGGTCGGTTCGACGTGGCCGGTGCTTGCACCGGCGGGAACCAAGCCTCCGTATATCCGTTACACCGGCATCGGTGGCAGGGATGAAGCAAGTTATGAAGGTGATGGCCTGGGCGCGACGTCCGGCATCTTGCAGATCGACATCTTTGCGCTCGATTACGCCTCCGCCGACCGTCTTGCACAGTCAGCACGCCAGGCCCTCTATGCCTCGCCGACCGTCACGGTTGGCCAGATAACAGACCTCCCCGACGACTACGAGGTGGATACGAAGCTGTTCAAAGTTTCGTTCCAGATCGAAGCCTGGGAATAAATCCGCGACCGCGGGACCACGCCGGCGTTGCCGGTACTTCGGGGCTGCCTTCGGGTGGCCCCATCTTTTTTGGAGACCACCATGGCGAATAAAGCCAAGAGCACCCAGTTCCGCAAGGTCGAGGTGAGCACGACCGCCGGTACCGCCGGTCCGTGGACGAAGATCGCGCAGACCAGCGACGTGACCTTCTCCACGGGTTCCGCGCAGTTCATCGACGTGACCAACTACGACAGCCTGACGAAGGAATACATCGCCGGGCTGGATGATGTTTCCGACCTCAACATCCCGTTCCAGCGCGTGGTGGACGATGCCGGCCAAAACATGGTGCGAGACGCCTGCTTCGAGGCGCCGCGGCCCACGCTGTACTTCCGGGGCACTACCGGTCAGGGCGAGACCATGACCTTCGAAAGCGAAGTGGGTGGCTGGCAGGTCGGCGGCGCCGCGAACGCTGCTGAGACGGCCCAGGTGACTGTGCGTCCCCGCAACATCGTGTGGGCCGGTCCGGCTGCGCAGGGTGGTGGCTAATGAGCACGTTCCTGACGAAAGAACAGATCCTTGGTGCTGACCGTCGTAAGTTCGAAGACGTCAACGTCAAGGAATGGGGCGGCAAGGTACGCCTCCAGGAGATTTCGGCCAGCGAGCGCGATCTGTGGGAGTCCGAGCAGATTACCGTCGCCAACGACGGCTCCAGTGCGAAGTTCAATCCGAAGCACGCACGTGCCCGGCTTATCGTGCGCAGCCTTGTCGATGAAACGGGCAAGCGCTTGTTCACCGACGATGAAGTGGCGGCTGTCGGCAGCCTGTCGGCCTCCACCATCGCGCGCTTGTTCAACAAGGCTCGGGCGCTCAACGCCATCAGCTCCGATGACATGAAGGAACTCGAGGGAAACTCCGACGCCGACCCGAGCGACGGCGCCTCTTCGACCTCTGCGAACGTTTCGGCGTAGCACACCCCGCGATCCTGCTCCGGCAGCTCACATCGAGCGAGCTGTCGGAGCTGATCGCCTATAGCGAGCTGCATCCCGTTTCGCCCGGGTTGGAACGGATGCTCGCGCAGCTCACCCACATGGTCGCCATCGGCAACGGCATCACGGTCGACGAAGAGTCGATTCCGTTGCGTGACCATTTCATTCGCAAGTTTCCCGACGAGATATAGCCCTTGACCACGATCGCGCAAATCCGTGCCGACCTGGTCGGGTCGAGTGCCAGCTTCCGTGCGGCCATGATCGACGGCCAGCGACAGGCCAATGCTTCGCTCTCCGCTATTCGCGGGGAAGTGGCCAGCACCGCCGAGAGCATCGGCGCGCTGAACAAGGCGGCGGCCGGGTTCATCGGCTTCGAAGCCGTGAAGGTCGGCGTGCAGAACCTGATTGATGCCCAGAAGGCTGCCCAGCAGATTCACTACTCGCTATTGAGCGCGACTGGATCGACTACGGCGGCCGACGCCGCCTATAAGCAGGTTTCGCTCACCGCCGAACACCTCGGCCTCGATTTGCGTTCATCGGCCTTGGGCTTCAGTTCGATGTCTGCGGCAGCGAATGCCAACGGCGTGTCGATGAAGGACCAGATCGCCCTTTTCGACGGCCTGGCGCGATCGTCCACCGTGCTCCACCTGTCCTCGGACCAGACGGGTAGGGCGATCACGGCACTTAGCCAGATTTTCGGCAAGGGCAAAATTCAGGCCGAGGAACTACGTGGACAGCTCGGTGACGCCATTCCAGGCGTCGTGCCACGGTTTCAGACTGCCGTGTTGGCGATGACAAAGGGGACCGACCTCGCCGGCAAGTCTTTCGATCAGCTCCTGCAGAGCGGCGACCTGACGGTGCAGCGGTTCCTTCCGGCGCTTGTCCAGGCCCTTAACGAAACTGGTAAGGGTGCCGAGCAGGCGGCAGGCGGGCTCAACGCTTCGGTCAATCGGTTTTCTACCGAGTGGTTCAAGCTCAAGAGCGACCTGTCCGGCGGCCTGTTCTCCGATGTGGCGATCAGCAGCATCGATCTGGTCGCGCATAATCTTGAAAACCTCGCCAACATCGCGGGTGTCACTGGCGGACTGATTGTGGCGCGGCTCGCTGGTGGCGGCTTGAGCAAGGCGGCGTCCGGTGTATCGGCAGCCGTCCAGCAACAGCAGGAATCGCGGGCAGCGGCGGTGGCTGCGACTGAATTGGCAGCAGCCGAAACGGCCGCCGCCGCTGCCGAAGTGAAGCAGAACTCGGCGGCCCTCGCCGGCGTGACGACTGCGCGGCAGCAGGCCTTGGCGCAGCGTGACGCCGCCGCAGCGACGCTTCAGAAGGCGCTTGCGGATAACGAGGCGGCGCAGGCTACCTTGAACCACCAACGGACCGCGGCCACGCTGTCGGCGAACATCCGTGCCCAGCGTATCGCCACGGCGGATGCCGCCGCTGCCCAGGCTTCGCTGACGCGTGCACAGGTGCAGTACAACGCATCTGCGCAGGCAAGCATCGCGCTGAAGACCCAGCAGATCGAACTTGAAGGGGCGCTGTTCCGCGCGCGCGGTGCCGCCACCATCGCCACAGAGGCGGAGGCTGTCGCCGAACGCCAGCTGGCTGCGACCGGCGCAGCCGGGCTGCTCGCCCGTGGCGCTGCCGGCCTTGGCAGCTTCGCGCTTAACCTGGTCGGTGGACCGTGGGGAGCGGCTGTCGCTGCCATCGGCCTCGTCGGATACGCGATCTACGATACACAGAAGCGGTCAGAGGACTACCGCAAGGAAACTCAGGCACAGGTTCAGTCGCTGCAGCAGCTGCGCAGCGAAGCCGAGCAGACCGCAAAGTCGTTTGGCACGCTCGATAGTTCGATGACCATCAAGCAGGGTCTTGAGCAATATCAGCAGGAAAGCCAGGCGATTTCCGGACAGCGGAAGGATCTTCAGGCTCTTCAGGAGCAGGCCGACGCCGTCCGTGCTCGTATCGCAAGCCGTAGCAGCGGCACTGCCGGAGGCGCATTCGCCAATCTGTTTGATCAGCGAGAACTGTCACAGATCACCGACCGCATCGGCCAGCTGCAAGGTCAGATTGGCCCGGCAACCACGGCCGTCGACGCGCTCGGCAACAAGATGGCGGGCGTTCTGGCCCCATCCATCGATTCGGTCAAGCACGCCATCGACCAGCTGGCCAGCGGCAAGCCGTTGCTCGACGTTATTTTCGATCTGTCGACAGGTGCCGATAAAGGTATTGCCGCGGCGGACACGGCGCTGGCTAGCGTGCGTGCGGGGATCCAGCAGTTTCAGACAGGCACGAAGGCGCTCACCGATAAGGCGAATACGGACGGCTTGAACAACGTCCAGAAAGCACAGTACGAGTACCGTCAAAAGCTGGCTGACATCGCGAAGCTCCCTGTCGGGTTGCAGGACCAGCAGCGCGCAGGTCTTACAGCCGCATATGTGCCCAACGTGCAGGCCGCACAGCAGCTCGATGCTGCCGACGCAGCGAAGAAGGCGGCGACTGCTGCCATCGCTCAGGCTCGCCAGTGGAAGACCCAGGCGGACAGCCTCAATCAGTCGTTGCAGCAGACGCACAACGAGCTCACGGCACAGGCAGACGCCACCCAGCGTCTGACACCTGCCGAGAAACAGCTTCAGGACATCACTGGCGGTACCAGCGACGCCTATAACCATGCCAGCACGGCATTGCGCGCAAAGATGCTGGCTCAGGCACGGGCAAACGCGGAGCTGTCGAAGTCGATACTTCTCCAACAGCAGGACGCTGCCGCAGCAACCCGCAGTGCGACGCTCCGCGAGCAGCTTGCTGCCCGTATCGATCGTCAGAGCGAGGCAAATGATGCGGCCGTATCAGGTGTTGGCCATGGTCAGGAACTTACACAGCAGCTCCAGGACGAGCTGCGCATCCGGCAGGAATACGACCGGCAGCGGCAGCAGTACGACAAGCAGGCGAGCCAGCTAAAGCCAGGCGTCGCAGGCGCGGCTGGCACTGATGCCTATAACACCGATATCGCCGCCCTTTTGGCAAGCCAGCAGCAGGAGCTGGCGATCTATCGTGCAGGCGTGCAGTCGAGGCTGGAGGCTGAGAAGGACTGGACCAACGGTGCGCAATCCGCGCTAGAAGACTATGCATCGACCGCGGCTGACGTTGCTGGGCAAACGAAACTTGCCTTCACTAACGCCTTCACCGGCCTTGAAGACGCACTGGTAACGTTTGCTACCACCGGCAAGCTGAGTTTCACATCGCTGGCCAATTCGATCATTGCCGACATCGTGCGCATGCAGGTCAAGGCTGCCGCGAGCGGAATTTTCCAGTACGCGGCACAGGCCGTCGGCTCTTACTTCGGCTACGACTCGACTGGCGGCGCGGGTGCCGCCACGTATGGCGACAACGGCCAGGTGACCCACGTCGATTTCGGTGGTGGCCGTGCAACGGGCGGATCCACGGCTGGCGGCACGATGTACGAGGTCGCGGAGCGCGGCCCGGAGTTGTACCAGTCGGGCGGGCGAACCTACCTACTCTCCGGCAAGGATGGCTACGTCACCCCGGCGTCAGGCGGATCCAGCACACCAGCCTTTACGGCAACGGCGGCCGCCGGTGGCGGAATCGTTATCAACGTCACTAATACCGCCGGCGAGAAGGTTCAGGCCACCGCGCAGCAGAGCCGTGGGGCCGGCGGCAAAACGCAGATCGACGTCATGATCGAGTCGATCAAACAAAGCATCGCAAGCGATATCAGCCGTGGGCAGGGCGCGGTTCCTGCTGCCATTGGCGCGCGATATGGGCTCAACAAAGGGCAGGTGCTGTAATGGCAGATCCGAATTTCCCGGCAAACCTGCCGGCTTTCCGTGTGGGCGACGGCTATGGATATCAGCCGGTCACGCCGTTCGCTCGGACGAACATGGATAGTGGCCTTGCACGCCAGCGTCGTCGTTTCGTCAGCGTCCCCACCAATGTGACTGGGAAGCTCCGCTTGACTACTGAGCAGCTGGGAGTTTTCGAATCATTCTTCTGGAATGCCATCGGCGGCGGCAGCGCATGGTTCGTCGTGCGCCTCGCCAACGGCAGGGGCATGAACGCGGTGCGCGCTCGCTTCACTGAGGCGCCCCAAACAGCAGGCACGGAGTCCCCGGACTACTGGGATATATCGGCCAAGCTGGAAACGCTGGCACTGCCGGTGGCCGGCTGATGGCAGACTACTCGGAAGCCTTGAAAGAGGCGTGGGCATCGAATCCCACCGGGCAGGTGATCCTCGATACGCTGGAGATATACCATCCGGCATTCGTCGATGACGATGGCAACCCGGCGCCGGCGCGCCTTGTCCGCGCGTACGAAGACCTTTTCGCTGTCCTCGAGATAGATGCGCCGATGAATCCGGGGCAGCAAGTACGCTTCATTGGCATGGCGTTCGACGTGAAGCAGCCAGGCTTCGAGGTCGGGCGTACGCCCGAGCTGACCATATCTCTGGACAATGTCGGCCGTGAGCTAGTCGGCTACCTGGAGGCGGCGGCCAGCGACCCCACGCAAGTGACGGTGATCTACCGCCCGTATTTGATCTCTGACCTGTCGGGGCCTCAAATGGACCCGCCGATCACCATGCTGGTCACCGGCGTGAGTGTGTCTCCGCTGCAGGTCGATATCACTGCATCGCTGGACGACGTGAACAACTGGGCTTTCCCGCATCGCCTATACCAGCCAGCGGACTTCCCCGGGCTTCTTCGATGACGCCGGAGCAGGTTTCTTCGCTTATCGGAAGACGGTATGAGCTCGGTGCCGACGGCCCAGAATCGTATGACTGCCGCGGCCTGCTCCTGCACTGCCAGAGAGCGTTCTTCGGCAAGGCCCTGCCCGATCTACCAATGGGGCAGGCCATGCGTGACCTATTCGGCGAGCAGCTGGATAGCGGCCACTGGGAGCAGGTTGACCAGCCGTCGCACGGCGACGCGGCATTGCTCAGGGGAGGCGACCATCCACACGTAGGGGTCTATCTCGCCTTGGACGAGCCCGGCGTGCTGTATGCGCTTGAGGGTGTAGGCGTGATCTGGTCCCCGAAGCGGACATGGCGACTTCTCGGCTTCTCGCGCGTCCGGTACATACGATTTCACGATGCTCGTGGAGCTGCGGTATCCTCCGGCGATTGACCAACGAGGGGCCGGGGATGCGGAAGTTAGTTATGGTGGCGGCAGCGGTGATCCTGTCCGCGTGCAGCCCGGTGCGGCCAACCGTCCTCGATCCGGCGTTCGGGAAAACGACACCGGGTCTTTATCCAGTGACTGTCGAACGCGGAAAATGGATCGGCATCAACTCCGTGGCGCTCGGCGTCTATGTCGATGGTCACCTCGCCGGAACAGTCGGCGGGGGCCAAGCCCTCACGCTATACATGGCGGCCGGCCGCCACACGATCGGGGTCGGTAATGCGCGGAAGGACTCCCCCGAACAGATCGATACCGAAGTAGTCGTTGACGTATCCGAGTCCAGTAAGCCAATCCTCCGAACAAATGTCCTGGCCGCTGGATATGGCGGTTGGAAGATCGAGCGCGTTTCGCAGTAGCGTTCCTGCTCAAATAACAGACCAGCCCCGCTTATGCGGGGTTTTTTTTGCCTCAAGGAAATTCATGCAGTCCACTGTCGTTGAGATCACCGACTGGGCTCGCCCCCATGTGGGCCGTCGGCTGCACAACGTAAAGGGCCGCACCCGGATCGACACCCAGCTTCGTAAGCAGGGTCTGATTGTCGGCCGTGGTCGCCAGATGCGACGGGTGAAGCCATTCGTCGTAACCACGAATGGCAAGGACTACCTGCTCGCAGCCGACTGGAAGCGGTGTCTGAAGGACGGTGAGGTTCTTCTAGTGATCGCCGCACCTCCGACAGGCGGCGGCGGTGGGTCCCGCATCCTCGCCGTACTGGCGATCGTTGCGCTTTCTATTGTCACCGCTGGCGCAGCTGCAGCCGCGTACGGTGCCGCCGTCGCTGCAAGCACCGGGCTCAGTGTGGCCACGGCCGGCGCGCTCGTCTCGGGAGTCGTTGGCACGGTTGTCAGCATCGCGGGCAACATGTTGATGAACGCGATCATGCCGCCGCCCAAAGCGCCCAGTGGGCAGGATCGAGGCACCACAAGTCCGAACTATGCCATCGGCGCCCAAGGCAACAGCGCGCGCCTCATGGAGGCCATCCCTGTCCTATATGGGCGGTTTCGCATCTATCCCGACTATGCGGCGCAGCCCTATACCGACTATCGCAGCAACGACCAGTACCTCTACCAGCTGTTTGTCATCACGCAGGGAAAGGTTCAGATCGAGGCGGTGCGCATCGATGAGACGGCGGCCAGCAGCTATTCCGATGTGCAGTACGAAATCATCCAACCAGGCGGGCAGGTCACCCTGTTCCCTGACAACGTGGTCACGTCGGAGGCGGTCTCCGGACTGTCGCTTGAGAAGCCGAGCGACGGCGGTGATTGGGCAGGACCGTTTTCCACGAACCCCCCTGAGACGACCACGACCCGCATCGGCATCGACATGGGCTGGCCTGGCGGTCTATACCGCTACAACGACAACGGCAAAAAGCGCACGGCGAACGCACGCTGGACGGCGCAGGCGCAGCGCATCGACGATGAAGGCACGCCCGTCGGTGACTGGTTTACGCTGATCTCCGAGAGCAAGTCCTCCGACAGCGAAAAACCGATCTATTCGTCGTACGACTTCGACGTGCCCGCAGGTCGGTACCAGGTCAGGCTGCGCGAAGACGAGCCGGACGACCTCGACGGACAGGTCGTCAATGCGATGGCTTGGCAGGCGCTGAAAAGCTACCTGCCCAGCAAGTCCACGTATGGCGACGTCACAATGATCGCGATGGTCATCAAGGCCGGCGCCCAGGTCAACGGACAGACCTCGCGCAAGGTGAACGTCATTGGCACGCGCATCCTGCCTGTGTGGGACGGCGCCAACTGGTCGGAACAGCCAACTCGTAACCCGGCGTGGGCGATCGCGGACGCGTTCCGCAACGCCACGTACGGGCGCGCGTGGTCGGACAACAGGATCAACCTCGAAGGATTGCTGGCGCACGCGCATACGTGGGACACGCGCGGCGACACCTACGACGGCGTTTTCGATACGAAGATGGCCTTGTGGGACGCAGTGACGCAGATTGCTCGAGCTGGCCGTGCCATGCCGATGTATTTCGCTGGCGTGGTTGACGTGATCCGCGATGCCCCACGCGCGGTACCCACGCTGATGATCACTCCGGACATCATCGTGCAGGAGACCTTCAAGGTCGAATACAGCTATCCGACGTATGACACGCCCGATTACGTGGTGGTCGAATACACAAACCCGAATACGTGGCAGCCGCAGACGGTCGATGCCGCGCTGACGGGCTCCAAAAAGCTCATGCCGAAAAACGTCCAGATACCTGGCGTCATTCAGCGCACGCAGGGCTTCAAGGAAGGCATGTATATGGCCGCCTGCAACCGCGACCAGCGCAAGTTTGTGACGTTTCAGGTCGAAATGGAGGGATATATCCCGCGGTACGGCGACCGCATCGACGTGGCACACGACGTCCCGGGCTGGGGCCTCTCGGGCCGGATCGATGCGCTGGACCGTGACAACTTCATCCTGACCACCAGCGAGCCACTGGCGTGGTACGCGGGGCAGAACCACTACGTGGCGCTGCGCGCGCCCGACGGTGGCGCGCAAGGGCCGTACCGGGTGGTGCAGGGTGCAGACCTGCATCACATGGTCATGGTTGGCCTGACGGATGCGCAGAAAGCCGCCCTGTGGGTGTCCGACGGGAGCTCCGCTGATCCGACGGTGTACGCGTTTGGACCAGGCAGCCAGCAGTTCCAGAGCTGCCTGCTGCTTCGTGCCACGCCTCAGGGCGATGACCATATCGAGCTTTACATGGTCAACTACGCGCCCAGCGTGTATCTGGCCGAGGTCGATGCCAGCGTCCCGCCGCCCGGCAGCCCCTCTCTGCTGACGCCGGCCAGTGGTGCGCCCGAGGTAGGCGACATCGGGCTGAACCAGAATGCCGGATCCCAGACGGTGCACCTTTGGGTGGCGCCGGTAGCTGGCGCAACCTCGTACGAGTTCCAGATCAGCTACGACGGCGGCGTCACGTGGATGCCCGTTGGCGTCAGCCTTTACAACTACGTCGACGCGGTGATCCCGCCCGGCACGTGGATCGTCCGCGCGCGTGCGATCGGTGTGGGCGGACTGCCCGGTGGCTGGAACCAGAACCCGGTGACGGTCGATGGCAAGCCGTGGCCGCTGGGCGCTCTCCAGTCACTGATCACGTTCGAGCTGGTCATGGGCATTCGCCTGGTGTGGGGACTGCCTTCCGGCTTCGATGTCCTTGATGCTGGCGCGACCGAGATCCGCATCGGGACCACGAACAACTTCGCACTGTCGTCGTTCCTCGCACAGGTGAGCTACCCGACCGCCACCTATACGCACAATGACAACACGGCTGGACAGACCTATTTCTTCTGGGCCCACCTGGTGAGCAAGTCGGGCGGTGACCCAGGCCCGTGGATCGGCCCGGTGGCTGGATCCACGAGCTCGGACGCAACGGCGATTCTGGCTGTTCTCGATGGGCAGATCACGGAGTCGCTGCTCGGCCAAGGGCTGCTGAGCAAAATCGCCGGCATCGACGTCAACTCCGAGACGATCATCAAGCAAAGCCTGGCGCTTGGCTCGACGAACGACGACGCGCGCGCGAGCCGCGCCTACATCGCCCGCCTGGACGAAACCAAGGCAACGCCGGATCAGGCTATGGCTATTGCGCAGCAGACGCTTGGGGCGCAGCTGGGTGACCTGCAGGCGGCGGCACAGCAAACCGCCGAGGTGTACGTCGACAGCACGGGCGCCGCGCACGCGTTCAGCATCACGAAGGTGGGCGTAACGAAGAACGGCGTAACCACGTCGGCAGGCCTTGCCATCGGCGTGGAGACGGTGAACGGCCAGCCCATCGCGCAGGTGCTTATCGAGGCCGAGCGATTTGCAGTCGTCAACGCTGTGGGAAACCAGCTGAAGGCGGCCTTCGCTGTCGTTGGTGACCAGACGTTCATCAACGAAGCATTCATTGCGAATGCCAGCATCACCACGGCAAAAATCGCGGATGCGTCCATTACTAACGCGAAGATCGGCGGCACGATTCAATCGGACAACTTCGCTCCGGGCGTGAGCGGCTGGGGCTTCAACAAGAACGGCAACTTCGAAGCCAACGATGCTTTGCTCCGCGGCGATCTGACAGCACGGTCCATCACCGGCAGCTTCCAGGCGAGCGAAACCATCGAGTGGACGGGCAACCTTTCCAGTAATCCGGGCGGGGTAGTGATGACTTTTGCGTGTCCGGCACCGGTTCGGGATGGCCAGGCGCATCGTCCAGAGATCTCTTGCGAGGTAATCGTCAGCCGACAAGGCGGTGATGACGCATCCGGTGCAACGCTGTATCTCGAGCGCCAAGACCCTAACAGCGGGGCATGGGGAGCGCTGGCAAATCGCACCTATGGCCTCGGCAAGTACCAGACGATCGCGATGTCGTTTGTCTATCTCGACGTCCCACTGGGAGCAGCGTCCGCCTATCGATTCCGCTTCGCAACAGCGACGGGCGACACCCTTTACATCAACGGCATACACGGCCGGGTTATCGGTCAGCGCACGGCATAAACAGATCAACATTGGAGAGCTACATTGGCTGACACCCCACCCGGATACCTGAGCAACGCAGCACTGGCTGACAACGTTCAGGAGCAAACCGCCGCCGTAAAGAATTTCAAGGACGAGCAGGTCGACCTGTACACGTCGAACAACAGCACCGTCACGGTCACCGACGCCGCCGGTCAGCCCGTGGTCGTGCCGAGCTTCAAAGCCATCGCGGCCGGCGGTCTGGCCTCACAGGGCATCTACTCCAGCATTGCGGCCGGCATCGCCGCTGTGGCCGATGGACAGTACTTTCAGGTGCCATCCGCCGACCTCGTTTACCTGAGCCTTTATCGCCGTGCTGGCGGCGGCGCGACGCTGGTGAACACCACTGCGAGCGCCACCGGTGTGAACACCCTCGTGGACGAGGTGGACCAGCGCGTCACGGGCGTGCAGACGGTGGCGACCACGGCCCTCGGCACGGCCAATGCGACGGCCGCAATCATCGCGCGCAACCCGAAGAAGGCGAACTGGCTGCAGGCGACCCGCGATAAGGCTAAGCGCCTGCTGCACGGCATCCGGGACGACGGCACAGAGGTGGCGTACAAGTCCGAGCGTACGGTGCTCACCGTGCTGACCAGCCTTGCGCTCGGTGGGTCTTCGTCCATGGGCCGCACCGTGACGCGGGCCGTCAATGCATACCCGGGCATGCTGTGGGCCTACATCGACGGATCCCGCCGAAAACTGGTGGCGCTCATGGCCGATGGGTCCGCATGGGCTCACAAGGCCGTGGTGGCGCACCTGTTCGTGACGAACCTGCGCTACGGATCGGCGGCGGTCCGTAGCGACTCGTGGATCGCCTACACAGCTGCCGACGCCGCCGGGGATTACCAGGTGTTCAAGCAGAGCAACGCCACGGGCGTGGTTGCCCAGCTGACGACCAGCGGAAACCACACCGGCCTGCAGATCAACGGATCGGTGGTGACTTGGTTGGTCGACGGCGTGCGATCCGAATACGCGGACCTCGACGCAGGCACCCTTGGACCGATCTTCCCGCAGCCGACGTTGCTGGCCATCGGTCACTCGATGCTGGCCGACTACGCCATCGAGCGGCAGCCGCCACTCCCGCATCGCGTCGCCGCGGCGCTGGGTTGGGATGTGATCGACTTCGCCATTCAGGGCGACCGATCGGCCCAGCAGCTCGCCCGCACGGGCCTTGTGCCCACGACCGTCACGGTGGACGGGAACACGATCCCCGCCGACGGGTTCGTCAACATCACCGCGCAGACGCCAGACATCGACTGGATTTTTGCCTCCTATGGTGCCAGCACGATCTATGGATGGCTGGACGGGGTCCATGGTGCCGTCACGTGGGACTCGTCCGCCGGCGAGCGGTTCCAGCGCACGACGCCTGGCGATGCCGTGGCAATTCCTGCCGGGGCGACGTGGATAGCCGACGTCGGCGGCGCTTTCAACAGCGTGGCGCTGCTCTGGATGCTGGTGAACGATGACAAGTCCACGCCGGAGCTGCGCGCAGCATCGCTGGCCAACCTGACCACGGTGGTTAATTCGCTCAAAGCACTGGGCAAGCGCTTCGTCATCCTGCGCGAGTTTGCCCGCCCACCGGACGAGACACCGGGATCACAGGGCAGGGCCAACCGCGATGCACTGAACGATCTCGTGCACGCCGCCTACCCGAACAACTGGCTTGACGTCATCCCCGCCGTGCAGGCCGGCGCGGATCCAACCAGTGCAGATGACACCGCCGCCGTCGCCAATGGCTTCATTCCGCCGTCCCTCACCGTGGACGGCCTCCATCTAAACAACGCGGGCAACGCCATCGCGGCGACTGTCATCGTCAACTTCATCAAAAATAAGGGCTGGGCATGACCACCACTACCGTAACGACCCTCGACGGCTCCATCACCACCGCTGACTCGGGCTGGCCCGTGCTCAGCTATGACGACCAGGTCACACCCGGCACCATGGTGCTGTGGGATCCGTCGCTCGCTGCACAGTGGCCGACGGGCGCCATTGGCGGTGCCGTGGCCGCTGGCTCCATCTGGAAGAACCTGGGCGAGAACTTCCCGGACGGTGTGCAGGATGCCGGCGCAACCCTGCCGGTCTACGACGTCACCGGCATGCGCGTATCGAACGCCTCGTCGTCTATCGAGTACCCGGCTGGCCAGTTCGACCTGGCCGCCCTCGGTTGGCCGAACTTTCACGCCACGCTGTGGGGCAAGACGCCAGCGGCACCTATCGCCTCGCTGAGCCAGCTCATTGCAGGTTTCGGCCCGCTGACCGACACCATGACGTGGGGATTCATTGCCGCGTACGGTTCGGGCGATCCCACGCTCGGCGTCATTCCGACGATTTCGGGCTCGCAGTCGTCGCAGCCGGTCATCCTCAACCTGAACTCGTTCTTCGCCATGTCGATGACCTGCGTCGATGCCGGCGGTGGCCAGCGGCGTCTGCGCACCTACGTGAACAACGTGCTGGCGAAGGACGCAACGGTCACGCCCGGCGTTGCCGCGCAGCCGACGGAGCGCCTGAAGATCGGGAAGGGCACGACGGTGTATTCGCCGTTCACGGGTGGACTGATCAGCAGACTGATCGCAGAGAACTGCACCGTGTCGGGGCGTGACCCTGAGGCCGCACGCGCCGCCGAGTGGACGGCTAAGCACGCCGCGCACGGCCTTTAGCCGCGGCTACCCGCGCGCGGATGCCTCGTATCGTCTCGCGTGGCGACGTCGAGTTCATCTGCCAGCAGACGCATTACTGCACCATAGCCCTGACGAGGGTCAGTGCCCACTGGACCTGGTAGATCGATCAGTTTTAGGGCAGTGAAAGCTGCGGATGTCAGCCCTGCGGCGTCGTCATTGGCTGCCATCAAGTGACATCGGAAACGGACCTGGTCCCAATCACGGATTTATCGGTGAGTCGCAACGGGATGGACGAGTTCGCTCGTAGGGTAAACCCTACAAGAGGATCAGAAATGCCTGACATACGCGTCTCAGGAGAGCATCTAAGGTGCCATAGCCTGATCGCTAGCTCCCGCAAGCGAGGACGGGCGTATGACCGGAGAAAGTATCAATGTTAAGGGGATTGGCAGTCGGGCTTGGCTTTATGCTTGCGGCAAATGTAGCTACAGCTACTACGTACGTGACGCAACAGGCGCAGGTGATCGGCATCAAGGGATCAACTGTTGACGTCACCGCGAGTTGCCCAGGTGGCTACACGCCAGTTGGTGGCGGGTACGACATGCCTGATGCCGTTAACTCCGTTTTCGTTACCAATGTCGTGCAATCTGGTGGCATCGTCGCAGCAACCGGGGCGAACTACTTCATCCCGGGGATCGTCGTCTCCATATCTAGGCCCAGCGATGACGGGGCCGGCTGGCGTGTCGCGGGCTTCGTCAATAAACCTATCGCAATAACAGCTTTCGTACGTTGCGCATCGCTCAACTAATACGTTTCTGAGTGATTGAGTCTTCGATAGCGTGGCCATCGGCAGGTACACATGCGCCGATGGCCGTCGATCACGGCGAAGCGGCCCCAGCGCGCCGAATACAAAGGAACGGGGTAGGGCTACCGCTGAATGGGTTGGCTGATGGTACCGGCTTCATACCGCTCACGCGTGCAGCCCGGGCAGTCCTGACGAACCCAGCCACGCGGCGACCTGACGTTCGGGCTGTAGCCGCCGTGCCTGGGGCAGATCAGCCATTCGTTGGCGCGCTCCGCTGCCGCCTGCCGCGCGTTCCTGATGTCCCGGCGGAAACCCCTCATCAGCGCCGCCGGCACGGTGTCTGCGACGGAAAGCAGGCAGGGCAGGTTACGGCCCGTGAGTAACGCTGCTTCGACCGGCTGCACCACATGAAGCCCTTGCCCTCAGGGGTATGCGTCCGGGTGAGGGCGATGCGCTCTTCGCGCATCTCTCGAAAGGCTTTTCGGAATGAGGTCATGTGGCTATTTTCTCGCCATAGGGTCTCATCCAGCGCGACCGCCGCTTCCTCCGCTCGACCGTACAAAGCTCAGCCCCTGGGACTTTTCAAGTTCCAATCATGTTCCAATTACGTTGCCCTTATATAACTTCAACGTAATGATTCCATTTGGAAATTTGATTGATGTCGCGCTGGTCGGCGCGCAAGATGGCAGCACTTCAACGAAACGGATGGGTGCCATGAATACCGGATCTCTTACTCCATTTGTCCATGTTCATCGCGATATCCGCATCCGCGGCGAATACATTGCTCGGGATGACTGGTGGATTGCTCACTTCGACCTTCCTCGGCCTGAAGGTGGATTTCAGACGGCGATCCACTACGACCTTCCTCTATCACCCGGTCCGCATGCCCGGAAAGCCAGCACCGCTGCCGAAGCGCGATCTCTGGCCATCTCTACCATTGATGCCCATTTAGACCGTCGTTAGGTGTCAGCTGCGCGGAATCTCCCCGTAAAACTGTGGAGACTGCTTGAGTTCAATCAGTCTCTTACGAGCGCGATATCCGTAAAAATATCCGTCGTAAGTGACTGATTATTCACGCTCATGCAAGGGACTTAAAATCCCTCACGGCTTCCGTGAATCGGCCCCGCTGAGGCAGTAAGCCGCCCAGTCATCGGCCAGCGCCACGCGCTTCTGGAACAGGTCCCCACGCCGGTACGCCGCCTCGACCTTGTCGCCGATGGTGTGCGCGAGCGCCATCTCGGCCAGCTCGGACGGGTAGTTGCCCATCTCGGCAGCCCAGTCCCGGAACGTGCTTCGGAAGCCATGCACGGTGTACTTACCGAAGCCCATCCGATTCAGCACGGCCATCATGCCGTTCTCGGAAAGTGGATCGCCGGACGGGTTGGGGAACACGGTCTCTATCCGAGACAGCCGCGGCATGTCCCGTACGATCGCCAGGGCTGGCGCCGAGAGCGGCACACGGTGGATCCGCCCGGCTTTCATCCGGCTGGCCGGGATCGTCCATCGTGCCGCCTCGAGGTCGAACTCGGCATACGTTGCCTGTGTCGCCTCGGTATTCCGCACGCACGTCAGGATCGTAAACTGCAGGGCCATGGCGGCCATCCCATCACGGTCCTGCAGCGAGGCGAAGAACTCCGGCAGGTCAGGGTAGGGAAGGGCGGCGAAGTGACGAACCTTCTTCACCTTCGACGGCTTCGGTAGGAGGTTGTCCAGGTGGCCACGCCACGTCGCTGGATTCTCACCCTCGCGGTAGCCGCTCACCCGCGCGTAGGAGAGGATCGACTCGATGCGGCCTCGTACTCGGCTGGCCGTCTCGTTCTTTGTCGTCCAGATCGGATTGAGGATGTCCATGACGTGGGCTGTCGTGATGCCCCGCACGTCCTTCTTCCCGATCGTCGGAAACGCGTACGCCTCCAGGCTATTGGTCCACTGCTCCGCCTGGCGGTGGTTCTTCCAGCCATGCCGGTTCGCCTCGATGTAGGCCTCGGCGCATGCCGCAAACGTCATGGTGTTCCCGCGCGACCTCGCGGCGTCCCTGTGCTCCATCGGGTCGATACCCTCGGAGAGCAGCGCGCGGACCGCCACGGCCTTTTCCCGGGCTCGTGCCAGCGGTACGTCGCGCACGGAGCCGGCGCCATAGTCACGCTTCCGTCCGTCGAAGCTGTAGCGGATGATCCACGACTTAGAACCGCCCTTGGCGATCTGCAAATACAGGTTGCCGCCATCGGCGTAATATCCGGGTGTGGTCAGTGATGTGACCTGGCGCGCGGTCAGCTTGTGAATCGTCCTGCCCATAGCGGATCTGGAACTCCTTACCCATACATTTACCCAACTTCGGGCACGCGATTACGTGCACTTCCGTGAGACGTTGCGCGACGGAACGTAAGGGTATGGGCGTTGCGTCGCAAGGCGTGCGATCCGTCTAGCGACGTGGTGAGACACACGGTCCACGGACTCACTCTCCGCCAGTTACGCAAAAAAGCCCTGTTTACAGGGCTTTTTTGTGGGCGAAGTATCCATGCATCACGTCATGGATCGCGCACGTTTCTCACCTGCCCATCGACAGACCAGCCGACTGCTGCGTCTGGACCTCCTGGCTTATTTGCTGCTGCTCACCCTGTGCCCGCTGCGCGGCATTGTTCTGCACGTGCGCTGCTGCTTCCTGGCTGCTCTGCGCCAGCGGGGTCTGGATGGCCTGCATCACGTTGACCTCGGCGTACTGCTTGAAAGGCGAGTTCAGATCGCCCTGTACAGCCCATCCTTTACTTGCATCGTCATTCAAGATGACATGGTCAACCCGGTTGAAGCCGGCGGCAGTCGCGGCTGAGGTCAATGAGCCTGCAAAGTTCTGTGTATGCACACCGGGCGCACGCCCCTGGCTCTCGTCAATGCGGGCGACGCAGGCATGCGCCTGCTCATACATCCCATTGGCTGGGTGGCTGGCATCAAGGAGGCTTGGGATAAGAGTAGCGGCCTGGGCGTGGGTCTTGGCCTCATTGATAGCGGCCAGGGTAGCGGGCCCGGCGATCCCATCGGCTTTGAGGTGATGGTCCTGCTGGAACTGCCGCACAGCCGCTTCGGTCCCCGGTCCAAAGGCATGGTCGGTGGCAAGGGGACGGCCGTGGCTGTCCGTGTAGCCAAGCTCACTGAGCTGGTTTTGCAGGTCGCCAACGGCGTCTGACCGGTCGTGCAGGCGCAGGGAATGGCCGTGTCCCTGGTGCGCACCATGTTGGGGGCTGTTGCCCATCGTTTGCAGTGTTTCGAGCGAGATGGACCCGTCTTTTACTCCCTGCACGAGCTCAGGCGTGATGAGGGTCGCCCATTGCTTCGAGCGGTCGATGCGAGCATCCGCGCCATTTTCCCCACCGTTGATGGCCACCCCCGACGCGTAGGCGTCCTTGCGGTCGGCCTCAGGCACCTTGTCTTTCCAGTATGCAATGGCAAGCTTTGCCGCCATTTCCGGCTCACTGGCGAGCTCCGGATGATTTTTGAGGTCAACCCCGAACTTCTCGCCAAAGCGCTCGTAGTTATCGCGCCCCGTGTACTGGAAGTAGCCGCGCCCGTGGAAGGTCCAACCATCGCCGGGATTGGTGTTTCTCAAGTCACTGCGGTTGTCGTAGAGGATGTGGGCCATCTGCTTTGGATCCTGGCTGTCGACGGCCGCCTGGATTTCCTCCCGGGTGTTTCTGGTGCCCGCGCTTTTTACCGCGCCGACCACCTGCTCGACACTGTGGTAGCCCTTCAGTTGCTCGTCCATGGTGCTAAATTTGCCGGTTTCCACCGACGCGTTTCCCATGACATTGGCCAACTCCTCGGGAGAGGTGACACCGGATTCAATAAAGCGCTTGAGCAGCAGGGCAGAGCTGGCATTGAACTGCGGCATGGTCTGCTCCTAGTGCACAACGGCGCGGTGGGTATGAAGCGCTTCACGGATGGCTTTGGGTGAAAATGCGTCCATTGTCAGCAACGGTAGTGTGGCTGGATAGTCGAGAACGGATTTCCACACGATGGCCCCGGACTCCCCGTTTTCCACCGATGTTGCTTCGACATGTTGCAGATGCCACACATGTTTTTGCGCATCCCATGCAAACGCATAGGTGGTGCCACCGCGCGGCAGTTCATTGAAATAGCTGACCGACGTGGGGCTGGCCGTCAGGTTGTGGTTGAGTGCCATGGGGCCGGCATTCTTGGCCGACTCGTTGTACCGGCAATCGACCACCTCGCCGTTTTTGGCCGTCACGGCATAGGTGGCACCCGTGGTGCGAAGCAGCCACAGTTCACAGGTGTTTTGGGTTGTCGGGTCGGGTTGGGCATGACGAACGACAAGAGCGCCGCCGGCGATATCCGCACCGAACGGTTTCGCCGGCTGGAAGGCAAGCACCGTGTCGCCGGGAACCATCATCCGTTGGATGTTAGCCGGGACAGGGGTGGGGGTGGCAGCATGGACGGGCGGCATAAAGCCGGCAAATACGGCACCGGTGGTAACCAGTGATACCAGAGCTTTCTGGCGAAGAAGTCGGGGCGAAGCGGGGAGCGGCATGGGAACTCCTGTAAATGGCAAAACATAAGCTGGAAAATCGTTAAGCAAGCTTATCTACTCACAGAGGAGCGGAGAAGATGGCTTCTTTCCGGATTTTTGTTGCGCTGGGACACCGTCCCATCCTCGGCTGAAACCCAGGTCCTGTCCTCGAGTTCATACCGCCTCGTCGTGCCGTATGCCGCGATCATCCGGTTTACACTGTTCTCCGAAACAACGTCCATATTCTGTCCATGTCAGTGGCCTGTCGGCCGTCGGTATCGCAATCGCCATCCTCGCTCTTCCACATCGCTTCGACCGTGGCGTGCCCATGCAGGAAGGAAAACTTGTCGTCCTTCTTGTGGTTGATAAGGATGGTGTTGAGGAACATTGGCACGCGCCAGTTTGAATCCAT